CAGCGTATTCCTCATCGCTCCCCCAGATCGTTCTAGCATTGCCGCTTAAAGCGGTGCCGCCGGCTGCAGCTGGCACTTTTCCTACAGTTCTTATTTTTATTTGATATGTCTCGCCCGGGACAATGGGGGCGGTCTTTCCCACAAGAACGCCGTTAGCATCAAAAATACGAGGGATAGGATTTTTCCCACTGCTCGTCTCTATGCGCCAGCCCTTTTCAAGCTTTTCGGCTTGGAGATACTGTGCCAACTTCACCCGATCCCAATCTTGAGGTCCGTCTTCCGGATGAGTATATGGCACTGTGTCCTTCTGAATCTGCAGGCCCGGGGGACCAATCCACTCAAAAAATGTTTCCTGTGAAATTTCAAATTGCCAAAATGCCATCGTAGCTTCTTTGATACCCTGACCACCTTTAGTTTTGCCAGGCATTTTTCTAATTACCACATACACCATGGGCTGATCTGGGTTTTTTGCAAAGTGATTCACGATCAATAAAGCTGCCTCCCACCGCACCGGTAGGGCTTAAAATCTTAAGGCTTACGCGCTGTAAACCTTCCTTTGTTTTCATCAGCAACTTGACATCAGCGATATCTCCCTCTTCGGTATGGACCTGAACAGACTCACCCCCAAACATCGCAGCCAGGAAGGGCTCCCATAAGAAGCCCGCAACAGAAGCATTAAACTCCCTGATCATAAAAGAGAACGTTTGCAAAAACATCAAGTAAGAAAGAGTAGTTGCGACAGTCATCCCTTCAGGCGGATTATCAATAAACTGCTGAATGGCGGCTGTCTTCGCTTTAAGATCTCCTTCCGGCGCTATCTTTTTCATCCAAGCTTCGAAGGTTGCGCGGTCTTCACTGCCTTCTTCGACAGTATACTGTCCTACACTTTGCTCAGCAGGAATAATAAGAGGAAAGCGTAGGGTTCGCGCTCGGCGCTCCTCGCTGGGAGAGGGGAGTCTTTCTTTTTTGGCGTCCTTCTCCTCTGCCAGGAGGAACTCCATTACCTCATTTATCAGATCTGTATTGTGTGCTTTCTTATAAAAACTCTTAACAAGCGTATCAATATTCATAACCTATCCTCGGGCGCTAATACTAATTAGATGATTTTATCAACAAGACCCATTTCTAATGCTTGTTGGGCTGAAAAATATTCATCCGTATTCTTAGAGAAAATGCTGTAATATTCGCCAACTGAAAGATTGGAGTTCGCTGCGAGCGCTTCAATCATCATTGCTTCCACTTTCTTAAGTTCCGCAAAACTTGTACGAATAGTGGGATGGGTGCCTCCCACCTCACTAGAACAGTGATGGAGCATGAGACGGGCGTTCTTAGAGATGTGGCGCTTTCCGGGTGTTCCAAAAGCAAGCAGAGGAACAGCCGCAGAAGCAATTCTCCCGTAGCCAAAAGTGGCGATGTCTCGATTGCGCTTCACTAGTTCCATTAAATCATAAATAGTAAACATGTCGTTGACAGAGCCCCCGCCGGAGGAAATAAAGAATTCAATATCCTTAGTGTCTTTTATAGAGCTTGGGTCTTCGTGCAATATCTGACCACCGTTAAGGGTAAGAAGACTGAGTGAAATCTCCTTCATAGACTCTTCATTAATGTCGGAACACAATCCCAGAAGAGAGCTTTCTTCCTCTTCTTCTTCCGTCTTTTCCTCCTCTTCTGTTTCTTCTTTTGTGCCCTCTTCTTCGTGGGTGCTATCATAAATCATAATTTTTCTTTCTCTCAATTATTGAGGTTTTGTTTGATTCTTCCAGAAATTTAACTGCTTCTTTCCAATTGGTAAACGGCATTAAGGAGCGGAACCGTTCGGGAACTCCACCTATTAAAGATAGTATAACTGAATTTTTCCAGTTTGTCAAGATTCTTTGGTCCACTTCCTCAAAGCTGCGAATTTGATCGTCGGTAAGGTCGGACTTTTTCATATGCTTCCGTTTTAGCTCCGTAAGAAATGATATATCTTCAATGATCTTCACACACATCAGCAAACAGTGAGCAACAACTTCTTGAACAAGGCGCCACATATGAACAACTTCAAATATTTTGGACAAGTAAACACTGGCAAAGATGCCAGCCGCGAAGCCCAAGACCACAAAAACCATTAATTCTCCGGTTGTTACTTCATACATAAAGATCCCATAAAAAAAGACTGTGAGGTTTAAACCTCGCAGTCTTTAGTATACGTTAAGAGCGCTTGAAAGTCAAGCGTTTATCCTACTTCTTCAAAAGCGCGCTCTTCAAAATTCGTGCAGCAACACGCTTGGTGATCTGCTCAACAAGGTCGTCGGTGTTCGCGGTGAGACCCTCTTCGAAGCCGTAGCCCCTGGACCCAGCAGGGCGCTTCTCGGTGGACTGGGCTGGTGGACTCCACGTCCGGCCCACGGGCTTCTTCCGGGCTGCTGCGATTTCTTCAGGGGTGGGCGTGTAGTCCTTTTCTCCCTTTTTGGGATCTGGTTTAAGGGAACCTCCAGCCTTGCCGCCGCCGACGATGGCCGGCCAGTCCTTCTCGGCCTCTTCGAGTTCCTCTTCGTCGCCCTCTTCAAGCTCTTCAAGGCCCGGCTCTTCCGGACCCTCTTCGCCAGGAAGCGGCTCTGGCTCAAGTTCCGGCTCAGGTTCCGACGGCTCGCCGGTGGACGTCGCTTCGATTTCGATGCCTTCAACACCAGCAGCGCGGGCGATAATCTGCAATGCGTCGAGAACTTCTTCCTCGGTGGGAACATCTTCAGCACCGGGTTCAACAGCCTCTTCGGCTTCCGGGTCGACAACAGGAAGATCGACGGCTTCCTCGCCTTCAAGGCCCGGATCGGCTCCGAGCTCAGCGTCGCCCGGTTCGTCCAGGACCTCATTGCGCCTGCGGCGGCCGGGGCTCGTGTTGTCGTCACCCTTCACATCGGGAGGGTATGTCCCGCGTCCGTGAGACTCTTCGATGTCCTCGGCGGTACGCTCGGTAAGTCCCCTAACGAAGCCGGGAGTAAGTGGCTCCAGCTTTGCCAGTTTCATAAACTGACGGATTTGTGATTCACTTAATAGATTCTTTTTGTTTGACATCGTCGATTATCTCCTAACATATCGCGAATATGCTACTTTTAAATAGTATTTTCCCTCAGTAATGTCTTTTTTAATTTAAGAAGAGTGGCATCAACAATTTGTTTTATCCTAACGGTACTAACCCCGTGTCTCTTCCCTATTTCTTCTAAAGTCATCGGACCATGCTTCTTAACTGCGAGAATGGTGCAGTTCAAATCCTCTTCATACTCTATAAATAAGCGACATTCTCTGTTTTTACAGCTTGTTTTTGTCAGATAGCACTCTTTTGCACAATCTCTCATAATTCTGGTAACTCCTCTTCTAATATGTCAAATATATTTTCAATTTCTATTTCGGTCAGCGCCAAATCTTGCAACATTTTTTCTCCCTTTGCGCGCAACTTGCGGGACTTTGTGGTTCTCGCTTTAGATTGGACCTTCTTATTAATTTTATAATCGTCTAAGAACTCCATAAATAACGGATTCTGCTCCAAGTATGATTCAACGCAATATCTAAAAAATTCACTTTGATTTCGAATTTGATCGTAGTAGAGCCTTATCTTTAAATTCTCATGCAATTTGGAATCTATACCAAAACTTAAGATTGAATAATTTTCTCTGTGATCACTCATCGTTTCAAAATATGCGTTGAACTTTCAAGCTGGCCGTGGCCAGTCTGTCTTATAAATTGTGCTTTGCCCTGAAGTTCTTTAATGCTTCGGGCACCCGAGTATGAAAACCCACTGCGAATCCCTCTAGCCAATTCTTCTAATACATTTCGTACGGGGCCCTTACAAGGCACAGTAGTGGCAATTCCCTCGACCGAAGACGTCTTTCCACGCCACTCCATTTGAGCGTCACCGCTGGCCATTCCCCGATAAGATTTAAACTTACCTTTGCGTGTGTTTATTACATCACCAGGAGTTTCGTCAGTACCTGCAAGCATAGACCCAAGCATAACGAAGTCAGCGCCAGCCGCCAAAGCCTTGACAATATCTCCAGCGTTCCGCAATCCTCCATCAGCAATGATGGGCGCTCGCCGGTTTGATTTAGCACAATTAATAATTGTTTGAAGGCCCGGAATACCGTGGCCAGTCTGAATCCTAGTTGAACAAATAGAACCGCCGCCAATATTGCAGCGCACACTATCGGCTCCCCAATCGACCAAGTCATTGTAACCCTCCAAGGTTGCAACGTTGCCCGCCATGATGTGAGTTGTTTGCCCGAAAACACTGCGCAATTCGTGAAGCGCTTCTTTCATCAAAATGTGATGACCGTGTGCCACGTCCACACATAGAATTCTTGCACCAGCATCATATAAAGCCGTTGCTCTATCTAAATAGTCACCAGAAGCGCCTATTGCTGCAGCAACGTTACCATTTGCTCCCACAATAACCTCGTCGACCAAGGCAGCCTGATGCTCAACAGTATTATAACGATGGATGATCGCGAGGCCTCCCAGCTGCCACATAGCAGTTCCCATTCGAGATTCTGAAATAGTATCCATGGGACTGGCAATGATAGGTAAGTCGAGCAGGACGGCGGCATAGGGCCCGGGCAAAAAATTTCCTATGTTAATTTCTTTGCGACTCTTAATATCAGAATATTGTGGGACAAGTAACACATCATCGTATGTCAACCCTTTTGCCGCGTGACCTTTAATATTCATTTATAACTTTTAACTTTCTTCTTTTCCAACATTGTACCCCATTTTTCGTAGCGATCCTAACCATTGGTAATGGTTCAACCCGGAAATGTTGAGGTAGTGGTTGTATTTCAAATACTTCAATTATAATTCCAGTCATCGCGGGGGTATCTCCGTCTCGGCGATGGCTCGCTACAAAATCACCCGTCTTCATTTGCTCTCTAAATCTGTGCTTTCGAGCAAAGTATAAGTAAACGAATTCCCAAATTGTTTTTCAGCGGCCCGGGCAGTCATCATAAACTCCTTGAAATCACCATCGTTTTTAAAGACTTGACAACCTGCACTCCATTTGTCTACCTGGGTAGAGTTACGACCCGCTTTGTGGATATTAATTCCAAAATATCCTGTAGCTATCGTATTGTCGTTCATATCGTGGATGGAATCACGATCTCCGTCGCGCCACACTGAAAGTGGAGCTCCCCGCTGACACAAAGCATCATATTTCCCTCGATGCTTGTCAATCTTATAGGCGCCCCGATATTGGCCCGGGCAAAGTATAGCAGTCCCATTTACATTCATGGGCTTCTTGAGCCAATATAAACCAGGGTCGGTGGTAATTTGATAAGAATCCACGAGCCATCTTTTATGAGTATCTCGATATATGGTAAGCAAAATATCATCAAACTTGTTGATGTGCCCATCCATATTTCTGATACCAATAATGTTTACGTTATGGGGAAAATTTCCATCGAAAAAACCGTAATCCTTTCCTTCTAAAATTCCTTTAAATCTCTCTTTAATGATCTCGGCGTGAAATCCTCTTATTCTCGACATTCTATTCCCTCTTTTATTGTACCCCAACAATCAGGACATGTCAAGTGCACGACTTTCTTTTCTTCCAATACGGTGACCATCCAAGTTTTAACTGTTGTATGATCCCTCGTAAATAGTTTTTTACAAACACAACACTCTGTGGGGTGATTCATCATTAGAGAAGTTTGAGAGGTTAAGCGTTCCTGGGCCTCTTTGCGTTTCTCTTTTCTTTTAGTTGTATTTACTTTTCTTAGCTTTGGCCTACTCACGTTCTTTCCAATGGATAAAAATCGGGCGCTAGCGCAACTGGCGACTTGTAGAGCATATCAGAATGAAACACCACAACTGCCGACGGGAAAGGGGCGGCATTGTCAGAGGTACCAAACTTTAATCGACCGCGAACAAGGTGAACTTCTTTTGCTTTCATTACGTAGTCGTGCCACCACTTGGTATCAGTTCTGGATGGAATCAACATTACAACAACGGTGTTATGTTTCTTTGACTCTTCATATCCCTTTTTAAACCACGCACCTATGCCGCGGCCATAGGGAGGATTCACAAAAACGGTGTGCCCCTTCCAATCTTGGGTGAGACCATCATCTTCCTCAGTAAAATATTTCTTGCACTTGGAGCTTGCTGCGGTCGCACACGGATCAAGTGTAAACTGAAACTGCTTATTTAATTTATCGTAAAAATCTTGGGGTGTATCCCAGTCGCCCGACTTCGAACTGAACCCAACAGCCCCCGTCTGTTGCTTCCATAGGCCTCCAACTTTAAGCGGTTCCATCTGTACTCCCTAGCGCACCGGTGCCACGCTCCGAAATAGTAATTGGATACCAATCATAAATATTGGGGTCCTCTGATGCCAAGAAACGAATTGGTATTACGGGTATAACAACAGCTTGTGCTACCTTATCTCCGGGTTCCAAAATTTGTGTTTCTGAACCAACGTTGTGAAGGTTCACAAAAACTTCGCCCTTGTAGCCGCTGTCCACCACACACGCCCCCACCAAAAGTTGTCGTTTGTGGGCAACACTCGATTTATTTTTTATCTCCATCATATAGCCGTGCGGAACTGCAAAGATACATCCCGTTGGAATCAGGGCGCTTTCCCCTGGTGCAATTTTGAAGAGTGTCTCGGACTCCTCGTCGGGAGTCCAACGTAAATCTAATCCAGCGTCGCTGGGATTTGCTCTAACGGGGGGGAAATCACTCCCTCGTAACATATGGTATTGTAAAATCATTTTAAATCCTTTCTGGGCTTTCTGAAAATATGATATTAACATCCGTATCTTCTAGATACTTTTTAAGATATTGTTTCCACGCCTGCTCGTTTCCTGTTTGTATGAAAATGCGATCATCAGTATAGGATCGCAAGTTCCATCTTCCAACTTCTCGTAAGACGTCAACTTTGTTAATGATCAAATCAGTAACCCCGTTAATGATGATTGCTTTTCTCAACATTCTTGCGTCAAGCCAATTACATTGTCGTGGGCGCCCAGTTGTAGCGCCATATTCATCGCCAATCTGTTGTAAAAGATCGAACTCGCGGCCGCTGCCATGGAATTTCTTAGACCCCACATAGGTATCATAAGCCTTCGTAACGCCAAATACTCTACGAACTACTTGAGGTGGAATACAATTTAAAAGTGCACTGGCCGTGGTGCAGTGACTTGAAGTTACAAAAGGATAATCTCCCCAGTCAATGTCCAAACCAAACCCTTGTGCGCCCTCGCAAAGAATCCACGGATCTACTAGCCCACTATAAAACTCATTATACAAGTCGATGAGATAGGGGCTGTTCTTCAACTCGGGAACGTCTTGGGCGCGCGTGCCCGTGCGGTCGTACTTATCTCTATAAGCTGGGCCGTTACCTCGTTTGGTTGTGCCGATAGCGCTTTCGCGGCCGTCTTCTTCTAAATGTGCATTAGTGATAACGTGAGTATTTTCAGCAATGAATACAAGACCAGATGTTTGAACACCATTATCCTCCAGTTCGGCAATCTCTTTTTTAAACTGCGCCAGATTTACCACGCATCCGGGCCCAATAATAGATCGTATTCCGAAGAATACTCCAGCAGGTATATGATGTGTTACAAACTTCTTGCCCTTGTGGTAAATGGTGTGGCCTGCGTTACATCCTCCATTAAAACGGAGACAATGGGTATACCCCCCCGATTTGAGTAGGTGGTGAGTTACTTTTCCTTTGCCCTCGTCACCATAGGACAATCCTATTACTATATCAGCTTTCATTTAATTCACCTTCAATCCTTTCCATCATTTGCGCGAACATATCTTTTCGAACTTCACATCCCTTAAATCTTCGGCTGGTATTGGCTGCAGCAACAGCAGTTGTGCCAGCCCCTAGGAAAGGATCAATAACGAGATCTCCTTCGTTGGAGTGCTTTTTAATTAAGGCCTCACACAAGGGCAAACTCTTTTGGGTGGGCATAATGCGCCACTTCCCTCCCTGAATAGGGTAATGGTACAAAGCATTATCATACTTACTGTTAAAAGTAGGGTTCCCCCCTTTCACTCCCAATAACGCTATCTCCCTACAGTTAGTTAAATAATTGCGGCTGGAGTTGAGAGGCTGTGGGTTTGTTTTTATCCATTCGATGATGCGCAGCTGCTTAAAGTTAGCCTGCTCCATTGCTTCTTTCAAGTAAGAGATCTTCCAAATATCAAAGAAGATAATGCACGTGCCCCCTGGTCGTAGGGTCCGATAAAATTCTTCAACAAACTGCCCCATCTTTTTCATCGTAAATTCTGAGTCCCACTTGCCGTAGTCGGTTGTCACAGCATACTTCTGACCATAAATCGAACCATACTTAAGATAATTCTTTTTGGCATTTCGCAACGCCGTAACGCGTTGTTTCCCTGGAGAGTATGCGCCCGTCTGTGTCCAGAGTTTCCACTCCTCCGCAGTCTTGAGGGCGCGCCATTCCTCTTCAGTCTTAAGATTGCCGGCGCTGTTCTTACGATGGGCCACATGATCAACCCACTTATCCATCCCCGTCGCACGGGAAGTAATATAGGGAGGGTCTGTGAGTACCAAATCAATAGAGTTGCTATAAATTCTTTTAAGGTACTCAAGACCTTCCTTATTTGCTAACTCCCGAGTGGTCATTAAATATTCCTAAGCAGACTTAAGGTCGGTGCGCTTGATGACGCGTCGCTTGTTGGTCCACAGCTCAGTAATGCCGTTCTTATCTGTCGACAATTGCTTCGCAGACTTAACGAAAACATTGCAAGTCTTGCTAAGCAAAGCCACAGTCTGCTTAACAGTAGCGACAACCTCGTCCCTGTCGGCCTGAACGTCCGTATCTTCCTTATCTTCAGTTCGATCATAAGCAATAAGGACTGTAAAATCAGTATTGGGGCTGTTAAGAATATGCGCTATGAGAGAACCATAAAGGTTAGGGTTGAAGCGACCGTTATCGCGCAACACGAAGACTCGCTCATTGCCACTAATGTTCTTGAAGTCCCCCTTGGTACCAGCATAGTTGGTTGCGCCCGTGTCAACGTAAAGCTTTTGGAGTTCCGAAGCGGTGTGGGTGACGATTCGCGTAGTAAGCTTGCCACTCTTCTTAAGGGTGTCCTTAATGCGATTAGAAAACCATTTCCAGGTCTTCCCAGAATTCTTAAACAACTCATCCTTAAAGTACTTCCCACCAACCTTGGCATACTCGCTTAAATCAAGGTTACAATCAATAGGAGTGCCGCCGTTAGCTGCCTTAACAATATGATCGAGTCGGCCGCTCTTGATGCGCCTTTCTACAGCGTGCTTCATATCCGCTTCACTACTCTCCGTCTCACCTAGGTGATCATTCGACTTGTCCTGAAAATCTTCCCACTCGTCCGCGCCGTAGCCAAGAACGTCGTGATGAAAAGTAGATACTAAAACATTTTGGGTGGGGTCGACGGCATGAGCGCCTTGCTTGCCGCGGCCGCGGGTAACACCATCCTTTACAATCTCCCCATCGGGCAGCGGAATGACACTAATTGGAACCTCTTGAACCACGCCACCTAAAAACTGTTGCGTGTAGCGGTTAACCTTGTCCTGTAGATCTCCCTTGACTCGCGCAGTCTGATCAAACTTGATCAGCGTTGTAGGATCAACCCACTTAAAATATTTTCTAACGATCTGTTCGCCGTACGTATCGAACAGCTCCTGCATTTGTACTCTATTCATTACTTAATTCTCTTTCCGTTTTTAATAATTTGAACTCCGCCGTTGTTTTGAATATCTTTCCACGAAACATCGGCGCTGAGTCGTGGGTCCTTATTGTTTAGAACTGTGTCAAACTTCTTTTCGAGCTTGGGCTTCAGAATATCATATACTTGTTGCCCTGTCAGCCTCCAAGACTCAACTAGTCTACCTTTTTCAAAGCGGTTGAAATAATGCTCGGGGTACTTCACAATCTTCTCTTCAATGAGGTAACGATTCTGCTCTTCCCTCGTGGGCTGCACTGAGATACCTGTGTACGCCCCCTTGCAATTCGGACCAATAGTAGATTTATATTCTACCTCTTCTCCCTTTTCATTGAAGGCATCGGCGCCCGAATAGTCAGTTGCAACCTCATGATCAAGAGCAATGGCCGCAAGGATCTCCTTGCTGCGTGCGTAACTAAAGGGGTCGCCCCAGTTTTGCTCTTCACTGATCTGTGCCATTTTTTCGAAAAGATATCTGTATTCTTGTTCGGGTCTCATTTGTGTGTTATTCATATCCTTATAATATCACTTTCTTTGGTGGGTGTCAACCCAATAATCTTAACTAATCTTTTTTTAGCATCCGAGGGCGGCCATCGGGGCCCCCCACCACCACCTGTACGTTGGCGGCGGTGCCGCCCTTCCTCTGGGCGCGCAGACTCTTTATCACACCGCGCATATGTTTAATCATATTTTGGTATGCCTTGATTTGTTCATCGATTATTTTTTTTTCTTCTTTAGTCAGTGCCATTGGTCAGCCTAGTAGTCTCAAATTTCTTCTAATAGATCTCGTTGAAAATCCCCACGCTGGATCAAAATCTAGCCTGCCCATGTAGGGACGGTTCAGATGAATTCTATCCTTACCCTCTACTATACCCCAACAGCGGAACTTTGTCAACACCGAATTGGAATCAATTACGGCCACAATCCAATACGGTTTCCCATGCTTTGTTTTCTTTTTGATAACTTCGCGCGGAATGAACCACACAAGCCCAAGTTCCGGGTCATAATCCGAAACCGGCGGCACGTAGTAGTTATTCAATCTCTGTCTGACATCCTCAGTCATTACCAGATGCATCGGGAATATCCCAGTAAGCGTTGTGAGATTATCAATCTCTTCTTCGTTGGTGAAATCGCCTTCGTCCTTATAGTTCTCTATGTTCTCAAGGAACTTCTTCTTGCTATAGACGCGATCAACTGCCACAGCAGACCAGAAGTGCTTACGTCCAGTGAACCTCTCATCGATTAGTTTATTCAACGCCCCCGAACGAACGAGTACGTCCAAGGCCTTCTTATTCAACTTTGAATATATAATATCCTCGTGGAAGAGAAACTCCTCAATATCATTGAACGGCCGGTTATTAACAATTTGTTCGATTGCTGCATCCCCCAAGCCCTTTAACGAACTGAGGGGTTGCACCAATTTCTTTTCGTCATCGGGGTCAATCTCCCACACAAACGACGACGTATTGATATCGGCCTCCACAATCTCAAAGCCGTTCGACTTCGCAATGTTGATAGCTTTCTCCTTGCGCTTCTCCGGCTCCTTATCAAGGAACGACGCCATCCACTCAACTGGATAGTAGTTGTAGAGCCACGCACACTGGAACGAGATTGCTGAGTATGATACTGCATGCGACTTATTGAAACCGTAGCCAGAAAAGTATTCGAACCTCTCCCACATGTCCTCGGCTTCGCTGTGACGAATACCCTTCTCGATGCATCCGTCGATAAACTTGGTGCGAAGCGCTTTCTTCACTCTCGCTTCCTTCCCCGTTCCCTTCTTGGTAAGCACCTTCCTTAGCAAGTTTCCCTCATCTAGGGTAAGTCCCTTCCCTAACTTGTGAGCAAGGAGGGCAATCTGTTCTTGGAAGATAAGGAACCCGTAGGTTTCTTTGGTGACCTCCTTAACATGCTCATTGATATAATCAATATCCCCCGCGTTTGCCTTGGCTTGAATGTATTGCTCGTGCACATTGGCCGACAATGGGCCCGGTCGATAGATCGATGTGATGGCCGAGATATCAATCAAAGACTTCGGCTTTGCGTTCGCACAGAATTCTTGTGCCCGTTGCTCTGTGAATTGAAAAATTCCCGCGAAATTACCCCTCTGGAAAATGTTCTTATACACGCTTTGATCATTAAAATCAATCTTGTCTGGATGGAGGAAGTCGTTATAAAATGCTTTTATATCTTCAAACGTCGGGTCGGCGAGCCCCCCGTGCCGCTTCAAGATATGACGAATTGCCCCCTCAATCATGCGAAGCGTAGACAAGCCCAACAGATCAAACTTAATGAATCCGAGTGGTTCCAGGTGCCGAAGATGTTGTCCTTCCGCCCACGGAGACTGCCGGACGCCTCCCGAAGTGATGATGGGCATGTGCTCATTTAGGTCGTCAGCAATCAAGACGCCTCCAGCGTGACGAGAGCAGGAGCGAACCTGTCCCACCAACGCTTCAACGTGTGTTTTAATATGCGGATACTTTACTAGGTAGCCGCGCAAGGAGGGAGACAGTTCCATAACCTCTTCCCACGTCGGTGCGTAGACACCGGCCTTGATACCATGTAGCTGCTTTGCTGCTGGTGTTGCTTCCGCAATCATAGAAGAAGTAACTCTATTAACTTCTCCGAATTCTACGCCATAGAACTTTGAGATATCCTTGATTAGAGACTTAAGCTGAAGGGTGTTCCAATTTGAAATTGGAATAACCGAGTTCTTGCCCCAATCCTCCATGAGCATTTCCTTAAGTTGCATGGGCTCTGCAACATCATAATCAATATCCGGATAGTCCGTTGCATCCTTCCGAAGGAACCTCTCGAAGAGAAGGCCATACTTGATGGGGTCAATCTGCGTGATGCCCAAAACATATGCAGTCAGAGATCCTGCCGCAGACCCTCGGCCTGGACCAGTCAGCTGAACCTCGTTCGCCTTGTCGGCGATCGCCTTCATTGTCAAGAAGTACTTGCTGAAACCACGATCTTCAATAACATCAAGCTCCATTTGAAGCCGTGTGGTATACTCTTCATTCTCGTGAAGTCCACGGTGACGTAGCCCTTCCAAAGCATAGTTGACTAGGGCTTCCGCATCTGTGAAACCCGCTGGTACTACAAAGTCTGGTAACTTTACAGCTGTATTGGGCGTGAAGTCTTCAATTCTATTGAACGCAATGTGGTGTGTCTCAGTAATAGACTTCATCACTAAGTCATCATCATACTCTTGCTCTGCAATCTTAGAATACTCTTTGTACGAATGCCACATCTGATTACCGTTCTTCGGGAATAGCTCATAACCAATTTCTTCAACGCCGGCAGGAAGTTCCGTATTATCTTCAGCCCACGCGGGGGTTCCCTTGCCGAGCCATCCAAGACGCTTGTAGAGTTCTCGATCCTTCCACGCCTCCCGATTGGGATAGTGACTATCTGCAGTTGAAATCAAAGGAATGCCAAACTCCCTGTGCATTTCAATAATAAATTGGTTTAGTTCATGTTGCTCTGGGATCTGATTCCATTGGAGTTCCCCGTACCAACGATCCCCGAACACCTCCACAAAGCGACGTGTCGTTTCCCTCATCGCTTCCCTCACGGCGTCGGGGCCTTGTTCTCGGTTAGCCCAGTAGTTTCCCGCATAGGGGCCACCCAAACACGCAGACGCAGCGATGACTCCCTCGGAGTGTCGGTCAAGCATATCATAATCTACGCGAGGGTAACGATAGAAATTCTCTTCCTTATAGGATTCAGAAACAAGCTTGAATAAGTTATTCAGCCCTGTTTGGTTCTGTGCCAACAGGATCAAATGGCGACGGCGGCGAATAAGATTACTCATCGCCTTTTTGCTCGCGTCCTCATCTTCAATAGAAGCGCCGACGGCATTACCCTTGGCTAACCCTCGCGCTACCTTTACATCCTTTTTAGCCTCTTCATACTCTTCGCGCCACTCTTCAATAGACGGCAAAAAATATGCCTCCACCCCGTAAATTGGCTTGAATTCCTTTCCCTCAGACTTCATCTTCTGCCAGTGTAAAAACTGGTGTGAAAAGCCATTCATATTCCCGTGGTCCGTCAAGGCGAGAGCTTCGCCTCCGTTCTCATAGCAAAAATCCATATGCTCATCCGGATACCCAATAGCATCGAAGATTGAGCCTGCCACGCTGTGGGCGTGTAGCCCTACGAAAGGAATCTTTTTATCTGTCATTTACTTCTCCCTCTATACATAGTTTTGGTTCCAGGACGCTTGGTCCTTTTTCCTAGATCCGATGATATAAATTTAACATATTCAGCCCACGTTGTCAAGTCATAAAACTCCTTAATTTCTAATTCATAGCCTTCGGGGCCATCACCAAAAACATCTTCCAATGAAAAGCTGAGAGATTTGCGTCTTTCCTCGGGGGGAAGCTTCTCACTTGGCATTTCGCCCGGTGGAGGGAGTTTATATAAAGCTGCGTTTGTGGTTATCGTTCTTTTCGCTCGGCGCCACTCTTCGGCTTCCAAGACGAAACTAATGGGCGCGCCATCTTTAACCGTTTTTCCGTTATGTGAAAAATAAAATGGCACATTCTTTTTAAGAGTTGATTTATACTTATACACTTCCCTAGGGTCAAGGACACCCATAGGGAACGACACATAATATTGATCAGGCTCGATCCAGCGACCCATTTTAATCATAACCCAATAGGCAACGTTAATTCCGTAAATTATTGACCAAGAATAACAATCTACTTTGTCTCTGTGCCTAGGATGAATCGGAACATAGTAAATTGGGACTTCTTTGTGCTTTTCATTACCAAATCGAATATATGTACCACGATCAATGCTCTCAACATCGGTGGCCCATTCGCCAATTCTATGTTTAATAAGAGGGGCTATATCATCATTGGCAACAATCCAAATAGACGAACAGCCAGTGTGTAAACACTCATAGATGGTTGCCTCAATAGCTGTATAATTGGGCCCCACCGGGATCAAAGAGGAGTCCCATTCCATACCGAATTCTGTATTCATGCCTGCCACCGGAATGATTGCGGGCATATTCAATTTACTCATGCAGGACTATCCGTTTATCCAGAGGCCCAACCACATTAAACGAAAATTCGTTTTTCGCCGAGTGTCTGAGGGAGTGACGCAACTTAAGGCTACGGCCGTTAGGTTGTTTAATGTTCCTATCGCGTAATTTACGTTCCACCAGGAGGCGCACCACCGTTTCAGAAAAATCAAAATTCCGAACGTCCCCATCACACACTACACTCTTAGTTATAATATCTTTAAAATCCCCTCCAGTATTGCGATCAATTCTGTTGGACACTACAAACTTTATAACCTTGAGGAAGCTATCGTGGAGAAAAATACTCAGATCCACCCCCAACCTGGATCCCTGCACCACATCAAACATGTCATGAACTATATGATTTTCAACAACTTCTTCCACATTTAAATTGGTAAAGTTATCTACGTCAAAAAGATGAAGTTCTTTAAACTCCAGAAGCACCTAATCCCCTCATACCATCTGTGCTTCACATCTTGGTATCCCACAAAGTAATGAAAGGGCCGCTGCTCGCTATTGACAATCAGAGGATAGCCGTGCTCTCGCGCAAACGAAACCGCCTCCTCTCGCCAGCCCACCACAACGTTGTCCAAGGTATATTTAAGAGGAGGCAAGTCCATCATAGTGCTATTATAGCACCGACGAATAACTAGGTCAAGAGTTTTCTGATAACATACCGATTACGTGGTTTTCTTTGATGACCGTGAAGGTCTCGCCGTTATGCTGGATGTCACGCAGCATGTGCGCTTCTACAACGATCTGCAATCCGGTATGGGCTTTCTACCGCCCGGTAGTCCTGGGGCAGTAGGATACCGCTATCTTCTGTTTCGCTGTCCTCTATTGTTTTCACCCAAAGATAATTATTAACTGGGGTGAATGTCATTTACTCTCCAAATCGGCGATGGCCGCTTTAATGGCCTCTTCTGCCAACACTGAGCAGTGTATTTTAACAGGTGGTAGGGATAGCTCCTCCACAATATCTGTATTCTTAATTTCTGCAGCTTCTGATAAGGTTTTTCCCTTAATCCATTCGGTGGCTAAGGAAGAGGCCGCTATCGCAGACCCACACCCAAAAGTTTTAAACTTAGTCTCACAAATACAGTTATTTTCATCCACCCTAATCTGTAACTTCATAACGTCCCCGCATTCGGGGGCGCCCACAACTCCGGTTCCCACCTTCGGATCGTTTTTATCCAACGACCCCACATTTCTGGGATTCTCAAAATGATCGATTACTTTTGTTGTATAAGCCATAATTTTCTCCTTTTTAACTAAATGATGATCCGCAACCGCAAGTCGTGTTCGCCGCCGGATTATTAAAGACAAACCCCTCTTGCTGTAGTGTGGCCACATAATCTACTGTAGTATCCTTTAGAATTCCGGCGCTCATAGGATCAATATATATCTTTACAGCAGAAATGTCAAGTAAAATATCTTCTTCATCTGGTTCTTCTGTCTCTATATTTAAACAATATGACATGCCCGAGCAACCACCCCCCTGGACTGCAATCCTGATGGTCTCGTCGGCTTCTAAAACCTTAGCTATGCGCTCTGTTGCTTTGTCAGTAAACTGTATCATCTCTATATAACTAGCCGCACTTTGCAAAACCGCAGTTATTACAAGTAATGCAGCCCTCAACATATACCAGCCCTTCGGTCTCACACTCGCCACAGGTCTTCTCAGTGGCTGTCTGACCATCCGGGATATATCCTTTCAAAACTCTCGCAACACACTTGGCAAAGCTGAACATATCAGAATCGCGATCTTTTTGTAGCTGTTCCACAACATATTGAATGTTTGCTCCATGACGCAGACCAAGTGAAATAATACGAGTGAACGCCGAATGGTTGGCATTATCAAATACTTTAACCAAGTCCTTTATTACTACTGTATCACCATTCTTCCCAACTTTCAAGTCATAAATCGAATTAACTGTTTTACGTGGATTCTTAACTAGAATACCCTCGGCCTTGTCGCGAGGGATCTCGATCAGATTTGAAAGACCACCCATAACTTCGTACGGTTTCCCACCCATCAAACCAACAACAATAATCCACTTCTCTCCCTGAATAGTAGTATGATGAATATTACAATCTAATTCAATGGGGCGCTTGGGGGCACGATGTTGAGGAAACGCCCCACCATCCTCTGATTTCGAGGCCACGAGAACGCCACTGCGAGATCCCTCCACATACACCGTAAGTCCCTTAAGGCCTCGTTTCCACCCCTCAGTATAAAGGGAACCCACCACTTCTGGCGCCGTTCCCTTTGGGAGATTAATTGTGGAGCTAATGCTATGATCTATGTGCTGTTGAATTGCTGCTTGTACAGCAATACGTGCAAAACCGTCAATATTATTTGATTCCATAAAAAAATCAGGGATTTTAGAGTTTTTGTCCGTTTGTAAATTTAGCCATTCCTGAACATTATGGTGTAACACTTCATACTCTACCCATTTGTCTCCCAAGTCGTCCACAAAATCGGCTTCGAGGTGTTGTTCATTATGAGAGAGTTTACGACGACGAATATAAGAATTACGAAACACGGGCTCCAATCCTGAAGAAGTCTGGCTCATAATTGATACAGAGCCCGTTGGGGCATTTGTAAGAATAGATATATTGCGACGACCAAAAGTCTCAATTTTTTTAGAAAGATTTTTCGGGAGCCTTTTTATATATGAGTTTTCTTTCTCTTGTGGCCAGGAGAATGCCGGGAAGGCGCCGCGCTCTTGGGCCAAGCATACACTTTCCTCATAGGCGGTGTTACGAACAGTGGCATAAATTTTATCAATGATTTCGATAGCTTCGGCCGAGTCGTATGCTAGGTTGAGTCGTGCAATAGCATCTGCTAAACCGTGAGTACCCAGGCCAGTGCGGCGGCCGCTGTGGGCAGCATTCCATAACTTTTCCCACAATTGTTTTTCATCTTTACTGTCGGCTGCAGCCCTAATTTTATCTAACTTTTCCAGCTCAAGTTCTACCAGGTCATCAGAGAGACGCATTCCTACAGTTGTTATTTCTTTTAACTTATTGAAATCGAACTTTGCTTTCTTTGTGAAAGCGTCTTTTACTAAATGCTTGAGATTTAAGGAAATTAAACGGCATGAATCATAGGCTGATAGCGGTATCTCCCCGCACGGGTTCGTGCAAATCGTTTTAAATCCAGTATACTCGTGCGCCGGCAAATTATTTATAATATTGTCCCACATTAAAAGCCCAGGTTCGGCTGTTTTGGTGGCAGACTCAATAATTTCACTCCATAACTCACTGGCCTCAATTTCATCAACAAATTCCGGGTCTCCGTCGACTGGAAACTGCAACGTAAACGATTCATTATTCTCGACGGCCTTCATAAAGCTATCGCTTATTTTAACTGAGACGTTGGCTCCCGTAACCTTCGAAAGGTCTCGTTTCATCTTGACAAACTTAAATATATCGGGATGACGGACGTCCATAGAAATCATAAGAGCCCCTCGGCGTCCATTTTGGCCAATCATCCGACAAATGTAAGAATAAAAGTCAGCAAAGCTCCAAGCACCGGTGGTGGTGCGCGCAGAATTATGTACAGGGGCTCCTTCGGGGCGAAGATTAGAAATATCAAGACCGACACCACAACGACGTTTGAACAAATTAGCCAAATCTCTCCCAGTATCGATAATAGACGAAACATTGTCTTGGGGACTATCAATCACGACACAATTAGATAAAGATACATTAACGTGATCATTACCAATACCCATCATCGGAGATCCTTGAGGCACAATGTATTTAAAATCTTTCAGGAAGGAGTAAATCTCATTTTCAGTAAGATAAGGATTCTTGCCCGATTCAAACTTGTCTTCTACCCTTGCAAACTCTTTGGCAATGCGTCTGTGCATGTCGTCTGGAGTCTTCTCGATAAAATTACCCTTCTTGTCGCGCAAACAATACTTGGTCATAAAAACGTTAGTGGCCAGTTCGTCACCATTAAAATATTCAAGAGTAGCCGCCCTTACACTGCTTTCTTCGTACATCCCTATCCTCCCTTACTCTGCTTAAACTTTTTATACTTTTCAAACAGATCTTCTTTTTGTTTCTTAGCACTTACTTCCACCATTCCGGCTTCTTCGGATGGCTCAAGCACCTTAATACATACATTACTCGTATCCATAAAAATCGGAAATACTAGACCATCGGGGCCATTCCGATTCTTGGCAACGAACATTCGTCCACCATTAGTATTTTTATCTTCTATCGTGCGAGAAATAGTAAAAATAAAATCAGCAATGAAACATTTATTAAATGCCTCGGAGATTGATTCCATAGTAATAACTTCTGCGTTTAATCCAGACCGATTAGTCTGTGATGCTGTCCACACTGGTGCCTTGTATTCTGCTGCAATACCACGCAGCTCTTCATAAATAGATTCGAGTTCGTTCCTCTTCTCTTTTAAATACCGAACTGGGCGAAGTAAATCGCCGTAGTCAACGATGATCATATCTACTTCAATACTTCTCATCCGTAATTTTTCTAAATGATTCCGAATAGTTTGAGTGGTGGCAGTCTTTGTGGGATATTCTTTTACAATAAGTTTACCTTCAATACCCTGCACCTCTTCATAAATTTGTTCTTTAAAAGCGCCGAGATTTTGAATGGGAATTTTAGTGAGGCACGAATCATAGCGAGAAGCTACCACCATATCTTGTAGTTCTAATGTGTAATGAACCACCGTCTTTCCCTCTTTGAGAGCCTGTGTACCCAGATGAACAAGAGCCATTGACTTCCCGGCGCCGGTAGGCGAAATGACCACACCCAATTCTTTTTGTCCCAAGCCCCCCTTGCAAACATTATCAATTAGGTCCCACCCAGTTGTAGATGGATTGCGAAACCGAGGCTTAAACCGCTCCTCAAAATCCTTTTTATAATCATAACCCTCATCGTTGTTCATACCAAGTTTGAGCGAGTCATTAATAACCTGAGAGATCTCATCAAAAGATGAATTCTGTAGCAATCCGATGGACTTAATCATCGCCGACTTTAAATTCTGTTTCTTACAAAAGTCGAGGGAAGTGTCTTTAATATATGCCACGTCTGTGAGATCTGTAATTTGACTGCGAACATAAAACTCGCGAGTTTGTTTCGCGGTAAGCTCATTTTCATCGTCAAGCTCTGAACGAAGGATGGTTTTCATAATATCCCTAGAGGGATGAACTTCATACTTCTTACGATAATCAAACACCTTGTTTAAAAATAGTTTAAGATAGTTTAATTCTAAGAAATTTACATCAAGCACTTCTTCAATTTGATCAGCGAACGCTCGATCATCGAGGATCACCATACACAACTTCTCTTGGAAAGACTTTCCGTACTTGGAAAAGTTTACAGACTCACCGTTCAATTTCATAGCTTCCCTCATGGCTAATAATACTAGCTCCTAAGTGCTTTGTCAACACAAATTCTATTCATTGTTGCGTGAAGGTCATCCCAATTAAATACGCCAAAACCATCCTGGTTCATCATACGAATAACCTCGGTTTTGTTATAATCATACTCAAAATTATCCAGCGTATAGTGTACCTTATCTCGACATTGTAAAGAGAGTGCCGGAGCATACAGTTGCATCAATTTATAGTTCTCTATAATTACATCTCTGTAAGCCAAAACGTTCGTGAAAAATTTAGCTTTGGAGTCGCTTTTAAGACAAAAATCAAAAATCTCTTGCAATGTCGCATCCTTATCTTCTTTAAGAAATTTTAAGTTTTTTGAAATACTTTTAAGGCCGGCGCCGGGAACTCCTTTGAGATTGTCGGAAGGGTCGCCAGCAATCGCCCTCGCCATTGCAAAGTTACGCGGGTGGATATCAAAATCCTCCACAATATTTAACTTATTATGAACCTTCTTTTGAATGGGCCGGAATAAAACTGTTTCGTCGTTGCACAACTGGATGAAATCCTTATCACTCGAAACAATTACCTTCTGCCATCCCTTAAAGTGGTCGAGCTGGGTGGCATATGCTATTACATCATCAGCTTCCACCTCGTCAAAGCGAAGTTGAACCACTGGGAGCTCATTGAGATATTCTATCAGGCGTAGTTGCTGCCACGCCATATTAGCTTGCTGTTGTTCATCAGTCAAATCCGTCTGGCGATTGACGCGGATGGGCTTGCGGCCTTCCTTATAATTCTTGTTTTGTTCGCGCCTCTTCCGGCTGCCCCCGGGACCATCCCAGATAATCATCACCGTGTCTGGCCTAATGTCCCTACACAGCTTCTGCAAGATGCCTAGGAAGCCCTTCAAGCCACCGATGGGCTGCCCGTGAGCAGACAGGCTTGGGTTGACGATAAACGCCCTAAAATAGGCGTTGAGAGCGTCAACGATCATTACTCTTTTCATGTGTATCCCCTAATGTATGAAACTCCTATGAGTATACCTCACAGGAGCCTCGAAGTCAAGGGGTTATTTAGGAGAAATATCCGAGGATTCGCGAGCTAATAGATCATCGGCTTCTTCTAGCTCGACAGTACTCTGTTTTCTATCGTCGAGCCATTTCTTGGCTTCTTTATGTGTGGCGAAGGCGCCGCGGCTCACTAAAGCTTTTACTACCGACGATGGTTCGTCCTCTTCTTCTTCGGGCTTCGGCTTCTTGCGAGCTTTACCTAAAAAGTCTCGCCAGCCTTCCATTATAAGTTTCATTTGTTTGAATCACCCCCCCACCTACTCCGGTCGATGGGCGGCATGCCGGCCGCGGGGCCGCGGCCCGGATGCGGTTATCTTCTTCCCACTCCTGTTCTAACGAGGGGAGCCCCTCCCGCGCCCGGCGAGCATTTTCGGCCTCTACGGAGGCACGCCATTCGGCCTGCCGGGCTGCGGTGTTCGCCTTTGCCGCTTCGGCTTCCCAGGCGTCGGGCTTCCCGACGGCCTTCGTGACGATAGTGGATGTTAAATCTGGATCACCGAGCTTCTCTCGAACTTTCAAAATCACAGCCGCCACCATGGCCCCCCCAACGCCGCCGGCGACGGTTCCAGCGCCGCCGAGGAGGGCGAGCTCGCCACCCCAGGCAGCCATGAAGGGGCCGAGGATCTCGCCGGCCATCACGAGGGCCGCGGTCATACCACCAATGGCGCCTACCCAAGCGCCGACTTTGGGGGCTTCTTGTCGAAATTCGTCGCCGGTTGCAACCTCGCTAAGTTGTGTATCGAGCTTGGCCACCATCGCTTCAGCGGCCTCGTCGATCATCGCTTGCATCTCAGGGGGCAGATCAGCAACGGCTGCCTCGACCCCCTCTTCGCCCAATTCTTCGAGGGCATCCTGACCGGCCTGAGCTAGCTCTTCAGGATTCGGCTGATCGTCCTCAGCCAAATACTTACGCCAACTCTCTGTAATTAACTGGTGATTTTTATAACTTGACCACTTACTCATCATGATTCTCCGAGAATGTATAATAAATAGTTCTATTCTTTATCTACGTCGTAGAAATCCGCAGCGCTTCCTTCGCGCACATCAAACTTACGAATGATCTGCTCATCCATAATCTCAAGTACTCGGGTTTAACCTCTTCGGTGCCCCATAGAATCTTGAACGCACAGTTGCGCCCCTGTGTGCCGAAGCGAGACTTCTCAAGCTTGACCTTCACCTCGGAGCCGATGCGGAAGCCGCTCTCGTCCTCGATGAAAGCAGACTTGGCCTTGCGCCCAGTCAACCAGATGCGGAGAGAGTATACATAGTGCATCGCCTTTCCGCCCGGAGTAATAAACGGTGTCGTCATTGCGACGATGCGCGCATTCGGTCCTTGTGGAATGTTAGTTTTCAACTGGTTGAGAACCAGGAAGGCTGACTTGGTATTTGCAATTGGAATCGTCAACTTGGACATCCCCTTTGATAATATACGTGCCTTCATTGCCATCGTGGACTGAGGATTAAAGTCCCCTTCCACATCCGTGATGGTGGGTGTCATAGCCAAGGAGTCCCAGATAAATAGGGTTCTTTCTGCTCCCGACTTCAAAACATTTTCAACGGTTTCTAGCACATGCTCAACCGACTGAGCCTGAACATATATAAGTTCATTTACATCGCATCCGGCGCGTTCAAGGAAGCCCGGATCAATTGCTGACTCAGAATCCATATAAATTACAGTCATTCCCATCTGTTGGGCGTTGCCAGCAACCTGCGCAGCCATAAAAGATTTACCAGTTGATTCCAAGCCGGCGATCTCTGTGAATTTACCCACCGGGATGCCTGCCAGTTGGCCTCTACAAACAATAGAATCCAACCAGCGCGAACCGGTTGGAATCCATTCTTTTACTTCTGTGGGGTTGGCCTCTTTGAGGTTATGTGCCACATCGAGGCCTGATGTTTTGTTGATTAGGGTCCGAAGCCCATCAATGGAGATCTTGCCGGCCTTTGATTTACTTTTTGCCATTATCTTATGTTAACGTGAGGAGTCCATTTTTGGTCTGAACCACCACATCGAAACCTGCGACGAATACATCTGCCATCCGATCGCCTAGACTATATAACTCTCCAGCGCGGACCTTAACGTTAGATGCTACCTCGCACGTACCACGCTTGTGATCATGACGTTCAGTAGAAATGGTGAGCAGATCATATTCATAGGCCTTCTCTTGAATGGTTTCAGTTAGATACTCTTTAAAGAAGCCCTCACGCTCATAGTCCTCAAGCAATCCTTCCCCGCGCATATTTTCCAAAATGTCTTCGCCATACCGAGAAAGCACCGTGATATTGCCCGGGCAGACCAAGAGGCCGGCGAGCATCGAAGCAGTGGTGGTTTCCCCGAGAGCCGTCTCTATATAATCATCTGTAATGTGCCAGACAGAAACGCTCTCTTCATAATTTAAATAAACATAATCATCCTCGGCAACGTTTAGTTCGCGGAGGGTTTTAATAATCGTTCCCACTTTAATTCCCTTTCTTTTAATAAGTGTGAGACATCTATAGCCCATGCCTCCCTGTGGCTTTTAAAGATTATTCTACGTTTTTAGCTTCTTGAACCTCAACGCGAAGTTCCTGGGCTAATGTCTTAACATCCTGCATTGTCTTGCGTACGCGAGTACCGGCGGCGTTGTTGCCACGCTCAAAGAACTTATCATGATCGTCGCGCACTCCCTCAAGGAGGGTAATCAGCTGTTCAAGTCGATTCGTTTTAGTAGTCATAACTACTCCTTTCTAAATTGAGACACCTGATAACCCTGTGCCTCCCTGTGGGGGGGATTATTAGAGAGAACCCAACTCTGCGAAAGCCGCATCGACAGCGTTGGTTTCGCCATCTGTGCTTTTACCATACTTTTCCGTCTCAGTACTAACGCTCTCGGGATCGTCAACCTGTGCGTTGACAAAAGTGTCGAGGATAGTTTGGACATCGGTAGTCGTCTTTCGCTCAAACAAACCAGTGAAATCTGGAATGCTGTCTAAAAGCTCGGCGCACTTCTCGGGCGTCAGATCCTCGCAAAGCGGGGACGAACGGCGACGGGGCACAAGCTTCGTCTGTGGGAAGGAAGCCCCTGGCGGCTTCCCGTAGGTCATCTGTAGGTCGGTGCCTGTCTCGGTATCGGTGATATCCCCATACTCCGGATTCAGCACGAGCGTCAAAAGGTTCTCATAAGCAGTCTTGCCATAGCCCCACACGCGGACACCTCTTTCTTCCTCGCCGCGAACCATCACGGGACTGAAGAAGCGCTGTCGCACGAACAGTGACTTTGCAACCTTCTTACTATGTTCGTCGTTACTGTTTGCGCCTTCACGCCACAGCTGTGAGGCGAACTCACACACAGGACACTCGTCGCTGTAGTTGCGCTTAGGACACAGGAACCCTCCCTTTTCAACATTGTAATGAAACCACATCTCTTTGAAGGGGTCTCCATCCGCTGTCGGAACGATTCGAATAGTCTGGTCCCCATCCTCGGGGCGCCAGAAAGTGTCATTTGAGGAGTTTCCGTCTCCACGTAGTGACGAGAGCTTCTCTCTCATCTTGTCTAAATTAATACCCATTTTATTTTCCTTTCTTTGGGTTAGAGTACGATCAGCTAATATCCTGATCGTCTAAAAATGATTGTACCATAGATGAATACTTAATGCAATAACAATATTTTTGGTCATAGGTGGTTTTAAACACTCCGTATGAAACATTTACTCCCGTAACGACCTGAGCCTTAACATAGTCTGTAATTTTCTTGAACAATGTGCCATCTTCCTTAAGTTGTTCTTCATTGATACCATAATAGTATACCACATCACGTGGGTTTGTCAAGTTACAAAACCACTTTTCTTCAGATTTTTCAATATCGAGCAGCCCAATCGTGGCAATACGACTTAACCTTGAAGGTTCAATAAAGTTGCCAATTACAGGCTCAGAATTTTTAAATACATTAATCATATGAACCAGATTAACGATCGCTTGATTCAAAATATCGTAGTAGCCCATAATAGGAACATCTCCAATTCCCATTTCAACCATTTGATTGTCTATGAGCCATATCGCCTCGATTATACCAGAACGAGCATACTCCTGTAAAATATTACTAACAATTTTTTCTTGCATTTTTTGTACTTCGCTTGCGAGCGTTAGATCAGCTTGGATATAAATAACCGTTATTCTATTATTTTTAATCTGTTCCAAAAGCCTGAGTATACCGCCGGAGATCTGCCCGGCACCCGCTGTTACAACGTAAACATCGCTATCAGTAAACTTAAGTTTTCTCTTAAGTGAGGGAAAGCTCTTATCATAGTCTTCATGATTATTCCTTTTTTTGATGGTGATATCAGCATCTTTAGAAGTATCAATCCCATATGTTTCATACTGCGGAAACTTTGAAAAAGCTTTTGCAATATTACAGCCTGCTTTTCCCAAGCCCACAATTTTCACTCTTCTTCAACCCAGTCTAGGATCAGCCCCAGTTCAAAGCCACCGCGAGTGACACGTTTTGCCGTTGCTTCAGCAAGAATGGACTTTTCATGTATCCCGGCGCGATAACAAATAAAGTTCATAATCTCCATCACATCGGCAGCCTCTTCAGCACAAGGATTTTCAATAAATTCTTCTATTTCTTCCCGTAATTTCTTGAAAGCATAGTGGCGCAAGGTTTTGTGGTCGACTTGCCGAACTTGGGCTGTCTTACCTGCTTCCTCAATAATCTCTGGAATTCTATCTCGAACAAGTTTATTATATTCCTTTTTCATAATCTCAATTCTTTCATATCTCCCAGATTCTTGCCCGCAGAGGCATTAACCTTAAATATACCATACCGTGTTTTCTTGAATGTGTCAAGCAAATTCAGAATTTCATAGCGATCTTCCTCAGAAAGGTCGATATACACAGCATCGTGAATCAAAAAAGAAATATTGCTTTTCATCCCCTTCAAAAGCTCGTAAACCTTGTAGGCCTGTTCGTGTACCATATCAATTGTGGTACTCTGAATAATATAGTTAAGAGCGTGATGCTCGTCTACATTGTTCATTACTCTACCATAATCTGTCTCAATTTTATAGCCGTCCCAGTATTTATTTTTAACTAAATCTTTGTTATAGAGACGTTCTAGCGCCTTATTTGGCTTCTGAGAATATAACCAAGAGAAAGTTTTCACCTTAGCTTCCTGCCGAGTTAATTGCCTATCAAAAACATGTCTAACGTTCCAATCGTGGATGTCATTGGTGGGTTGGGCTACTCCTGCGAGTGCCAGGAAGGCGCGCAATTCCGCCGCATTAAAATCAAGTTCAATAAACCAGTCATTCTTTGGCTTAATACAGGCGCGGAATTCTTTATTCATTGTCAAAATTGGAAAGGTGTTGAGATTAGTTGCCAAGCGTCCCGTTACGGTGCCCCAAGGATTATAGTCACACACGTGCTCAACACTTTGTAATGTACGATGAAAGTTCTGACCGCGGACGGAACTTAAGAGGTGCTGAACTGGACCAGTGTCTATATCTAGAATTTGCAAACGAATGTCAGACAGCATCTCCACCAAGTTGTACATAAAATCATAGTTTTGAGGCTTAGGATACGTGTTCAGAACGTGTTCGGTTATCTTATTTCTGGTATTTAAGTACTCATACAAAAAGTATTCTGGCAGAACGTCGTAGAAACAGTTTTCGTCCAAAGAAAGACGTGATGTTTTAAAAGCCTTGAGACACGACTTAAGCGTTTTCTTGATTCCCTCCCAGTCCTCATACAACTCAGGCGGACAAACGTCTGTGAGGGTCGCTCCGTGGCTATAAATGCGTGCTATCTCATACTGTTTGCCAGGAAGGTGCCCTGAGTACTCCCAGGTCTCGCCCTCCATAGGTAATTGGGGTGTGGGGTTGATGGTATTGTCTGCGAAATATCCAGCACAATCCCTCTTTTGATCTAGGACTTGAAAAAGCAAACGACCTCCTAACTTATAAACTAATGACGTTAATTTTCTTTATCACTTATTCGAGGCGCGGTTGATAACAACAGCATTTTCAAATTGAAGGCCAATGGCGCCTTGATCATATATGTAATCTCTAAAAATTAGATTAACATAGTGGGCAACATTTTGCAAGCGCGAAATATTTTTATTTGGGCGCAGATGATATTTTTCATACGCTTCTGACTTCACGCTCTGTAATTTTGCCTGTGAAAGCGGGAACTTCGCCTCACATTGCCTTAAATTAGTATATAAATCAATTAAAAATTTAGGCGGCAAGACGTCTTCAAAGGAGACCTCACCCTTAATAACTTGTTGAGAAGTTATTTTTAGAGGGGCTCGAGCTTTCGGTGTGATTCTACAATTTTTGTTTAGCGTCTCTTTTCCCTTATCATAGTAAGGAGCGGAGCGAATGAAATTTGAATAAGAGTTCATTAGAATTCGAATCAGATCATCGAAATCGGTCAGATATGTTTTATCATAAAAGATATCAAAAAAATTACTCTTATCTATCACCCGGGCGCCCTTCGGACCCACGTATCGTTCTAGGGCGACAGCTTTGAAAGCAGACGTAAATAGATCTGCTGTTAAAATCCAAGGAGCATTTTTATTTACCGTAAATCCAAATTTTTTAGCGCAGCCTGTGAAAAAATCAAAATTAGGATCCTTAATAAAAGATTCATTTTTAATTCTATCGTCCCCAGCATTTTTATTTGATATGGCAATGCTAAGACCAGATGTAAAAATACTTCCGTTATTAGATAATAAATAATTTGTTTTTGTAATGGGAGCGATAGAAGACATATTCTGCAAATAAATTACGTATACATTTAAGAATGTATAAAAATCTTTTATCCTATCGCTCTGATCGCCCGTTAGAGTTTGAAAAAATACATCATAGAGGCCTTGCGTAAAGTGTGCATATTTAGAATTTGGAGATTTATATCCTTTATGAGCTTTTATCTCCAATAAATCAGGATTTGAAGGAACCCCAAAGGCACCCTTCCTATCGAGAACGCCCATAATGAGAGCTTTTTGAATATGAGCGGCAAACTTTTCGAACGCGGATGCCACCACGTTCAAAGCTCTGACATCTTGACTGACAGCGGGCCTGATTATTTTTAGATTTTTAGTAGATGGAATAATAGTATTCTGGACCGGATCAACTCTTCCATATAAAAGCTTATCATACCAGACATCCAAAGGAGGCGGAAAAGTCGACGGATATATTTTATTTTTATATAAATAACGTTGATAGTAAGAGGCTAAAGAAGAAAGACCATTTTGGCCAGCTGGGTTTCTCAAGTCGTATTCAGTATATTTGAAGATATCAGGCATAATTATTTAGTCAACTCCATTCGAAGGCTCAGAGAGGGAGGGAGGAGCAGGGCCCGTGCGAATACCCCGGGCCGCGAGACGCTGCTCGTTTCGGGCGCTTAACTCCGCTTGAGTCATTCTTTCCGCCACCTCGGCTTCCAACTCGGCAAACAGGTCACTGAGCTGCTCCTCGTCCTGGAGGTACGTAGCATCGATGCTGGCCTGGTAGTCAGCCTCGGTCCAGAGATCGTACCCGGTGTCGGCGCCCACCTCTCCGACGTACTCTTGCATTCCAACCCGGACACGGAATTCGTAATCGGTTTCGGAGGGATTTTCGTCTGGGCCCCCGATACCCGCGACGTCGCGCAGTGCATCGGCCGTGACGACTTCATCGGTTCCCATTCTAAGGCCTTCCTGCAAAGCTTTCACACTAACGTTATATCCTTGTGACGAAATATTATGATCGACCCCTGTAATCATGAAATATCCTCCTAACCCAAGAAGCTTAGCATATGCATCATCAGAAGCAATGAGTGTAGGCCATACAAAAGTATATTGGCCATTCTTAAATAGTGTGTTTCCCACCATTTCCATGCTTACGCTATATAGTTCTCTCAATTGCTCAGCGCCTAGAGCACCAATTTTTTGAATTTTTGCTTCTCGCAAATATGCCTGATCCTGTCTGGTAAATTTTAAACTTTTAAGGATGCCGGCACTAGAACCTATATAATTGTGATATATCCCGGCTTTCAGGTCATCTTCATAATTTCCCGTACGGTTTGCTGGTTTAGCGTCTGTACTATATAATATCAATCCCGAAATAGTGTTCGAGTGTTTGCTAAACCAGTCGAAGTAGTTGTCGATGCTTGACCGATCCGGGATATCATTTGTTTCATCCAAAGCACCTTTAGCCTCCGCAAGTGTCATCACCGTCGTAGGCTCTCCCTTCTTAATTTTTCTAGAAGAATTATTAAAATTAATAACTGACGTATCAAATCTAACTTGATTAACAATATTGTCCGAAAAGCAATTCTTCTTGAGTGCTCCCGAAATAAGGCCGCTACATAGGTCTTTTAAGAAATGCATTAAATAATACCTAGATCTCGATTTTTTGATAACATTATTTTTATACCAAACATTAAATAAATCCAATGAAATCGGAATACTTCCAATATTAATACGTTTTTTAATAGATGAACCCGTATCTGAATCCGTACTAAATATATAGCCCTTTTCTCTAAGACTTCGAGCCAGGGCAGCATCGTCTATGTTATTTGCACACGCAAGATCCAAAGCATTTTCAGATTGAAAAAGTACAAGTGGATTGACAATGTCGATGTCGGATAAAAAAGTCATATAACCAGGATCGACACTCTCATTTGATGTAACATCTTGGTGGTTTTCTAGAATAGTATCAATTAAATCTCCCAAGTAAAAATAAGGAATTTTAACATCATCATTATCCGTAACTTCATTCTCCCACTGTCCTAGCATATCTTCTGCGGCTGAATCTCCAACGTCTTGAGTAGAGGCGCCTTCGTTAATCCCTTTGTTCACCAAAGCGAGCAGGTCCGTGTTGGTACCTTCGCCTCCTGCCATATCAGATTGATTTCTTATGGAAAACCCTCGCGATGAAGCATTTGCAGACATTCTTTGCCGAGCATATGTGGCGCGCTCCTCGGCATTTTTAATATCGCCGAGCCTAGGTTGAGAAAGTACATCCTGACTTACTTGAATAGTATACATTTTGGTAGTTTTTGTTTTGCAGCCATCATCGGATCTTCCATAAAGCGCACTTAAAAACCTTCTATATTTTTTTAGCTTATCTTCGTTTTCAAGATCTTTCTTCTTTTCCATCAACTCTTCAAGCTCTTCTTTTGAAAGGTCATCATCATCAGCCGACTTGACGCGGGAGCCCACAGCATCAAGTGCTGCCTGCATATCTCGGTCGCGTACACCCAATATATCCGCTTTTTTAGATGTTAAAAGACCAACTAAGGCTGCCTGATAATCTATAGATAGCTGTACTGTACCGTCCGGATTAAAATTTAAATCATGACGAATTTGTTGAAGATACAGCGATATCCTCGTTGTTTCAAGCGCGCGAGTAAGCTGTGTTATTTGATTCGGAGGCGCATCAGGCATAAGTTCTTTCATATTTGGTGGCGAGGCCCAGCCAGCCACAACTTTAATCCTAAAATAAGCACCATCGTAAGCTTGTTGAATATTACCGGCGTCCGACTTACACCTCGGTGGCTTCGGCTTCTCGGAAGGATCGTCTCCGTTTGATGCCAGAGGGCTATCACGCGACATGGTCCGCGATGAAATCAATAAGTCTAATGGATTGGGAACATGTCCGGCGCCGTAGCCCGCGAAACTGCCATCGTCGCGAATTTTAGCAGAACCTTGGAATAAATCATTAACACTTTGAAAATGAAACGTTAAATTGGCCGATATGTTATTATCTACTTCGGCTGGCTGTACCCCGTCGAGCTTCCAAGTAAACGACTGTAACCCAAACCCCCGGAGGCGACCGTAACCATCGGTGCCGGTCATCGGTCGGATGTCGGTCGCATCAATAAAATTCGGAATTGGTATCTCATACTGTGCTATGGGCTTCGCAGATTCAAGTAACTTGCCCTCCTCATCCCTTATCGCTGTCGAATAATCAACACGATAAAGTTTTATATACGGAACCAACAAGGCATAAACGGCCGGGGATAAGTTTAATAATTGCCTTATTTCATCTGTTCTGCCGGCATGATTTATTTTAGAAATAGTGGTTCCTGGTTCGCCATATAATTTAACCACATTGGTGTAAGTTGATCTTTGTTCCTGGAGCTCAGAAATCATATCAATATTTTCCATCAAAAAACACTGCATATCAAGGGGCTTCAGCACCTTGAAAGCCAGCATTTTATTTATTTGCTCCGGAGTGTAAAACTCTGAATTAATTCCCTGCTCGGCGATTTCGGAGGCCTCTTGATCGGGTGTCGGCTGTGGCTGAATGCCGGCGCCCCAGAAGTCTAATATGATTTCTAAAACATCTCTGAATTTTTCTTTATATTCCGGAGACCCAGGCTCAGCCCCCCACATTCCGCGGTTATCGACGAACTGCTCTTTGAGCTTCTCGTCGAGGAGATAAATAGCGCCCTGGCCGTTCTCATAAGCTTTATAGGCTTTGTACCAAAACTCTTTTATATCGCCCGTCATCAGTCTGGTTGCGCTGTGTGTTCCTAGGGATTGTTCTTCTTCGGCCGTCATCAAAGAATCAAGCGGAAGCGTAGGCCACACGAGTATCTGAGAGGGTATCGGGCTGTAGAACTTGTCGCTACGTTCAAGTGTGGTCTCGTGGGGAAATTGATTCCAGTACGCCTCCTGCCGCTCTTCGATGTCCATACTAACCATCGGGTGTGCATAAGTCTGCCAATATCCGGAGGTCGAGGTGCCGCCGTCCGGAGAGGTGCCGAATGCCCAGCTTTTTGGTTGTGGGAGTACTCCCTGCGTTGCTGCGGTGCCCGGGGTAGCTGCCTGGGCTTCGGCAGTTTTTATCTCATCAATGATGGCTTGGAGCACCGTTTCTGCGGGTGCTTTGAACGCGGTTCGGATGCCGTCAATTAAATCAACGATATCCACCATCGAATCGGAGGTCGTCGCCATCAAGTTAAAATATTCACGAACCAGTGGACCTGTGAGGTGGCCATAATTGGCAGGTATATCAGGCGCAAGAAAAACCGGGCGCGGGGGAGTGCCGGTGCCCCCGTGGGCAGTCAAGATCTTTGCGCGTCCATAAAACATTCTTATCTCTGAATCCCGGAAGCTGCCATCAATGTCCCCGGGGTGGTCCTGTGGATTAATGGGGTCGCCCCCTGGAACATATCCCCAATTTCGGGCCGTGTTGTTCTCTTTCTCACTGTTCAAAACGGATGGCTCTGGATATCCCATAAGCTCTGTCCTATAGCGAGGGTCATTGACCACGCGATCGCGTGTGATCGCCATCGATTTATCCAGATCCCTTACGCCAGTGCCCCCCCCTTGCGCTTCTGCGGACTCGGCGGCGCGGCCGGCCGTGTCAGCGCCGGAAGCTCCCAGGACCTCCTGCTCGAAAACAGAGACCTTATCTTCAAATTTTCTCCACCAACTTTGTTGAAAATTAAGGTCATCAGCATCAAAATGATGAGGCACAGCTGCACCAACATTAAAACCGGTCAGCAGTCCAAAGCGACGCCAAGATGTTTGTTGTGCTATGAAGTTTGTTCCAAGCTCTGGAGCCGCATTTTCCCCTGGGACGGAAGATCCCATAATTATCTCAACGTCGGCAATATTGGAAAAGGCTGTGCTCCCCAACTTCATCGAGCTCATCTGGGCCTTCTGTGCTACCGCCGACATCACGCGAGATTGGAACGTCTGGTCAGTTGGAATGTAACCGTCATTAGCAGGGACTTGCAAGTCCCAGTTAGTCTTAAAATATTCCCAAGCTACTTGAAGCCTATAGCTGGCATTCAACCTTTCTTTAAATTTAGTATCCCAGTTATCATACCAGATCTCTGGGATTGGCTCTATTGCCGAATTTGACATTTTTTAGCCTCTTACTACTCGCAGCGTTTCCCTCAAAGGGAGCGGGATTATAATAACATCCCCAACGTTCAAGTGTGCCTCCGTTGGTTTCTCGTTATACAACCCAATAACCCACCAATACTGCGCATCGCCGTAATATTGGATTGCCAGCTTATAGAACCTGTCGCCAACTTTCCATATATGACGTGTTCTTGATAGTTTGGATCTTTGAAAAGGGGTTGGCGTCATCATTGCAGAGGAGCCATAGTGCTTAATAAAAGGCACACCACGGTCCTCTAAAATTGATTCATAAGATTCGTCTTTGTTTTTAAAAAGGGGCCGGTTACTATATCTACTTCCCATTAATCTATTTTCACTCCTTATCCACTACTCGCCGCGGCTGCCGGCAGCGCGAGCGTGAGCGCGGCGGACTGCTGCGCGCTGTGACGAGTTGGGCGTGAAGCCGCCAACAGTCATCGTACCGCTTCCGCCCATGTCGTTGGGCACCTCGCCGGACATCGATATCGCATCCGCTGCTTGGTCTGCGGCCGTGGGTCCGGCTGGTGTTGATTCAGCTGTATCGTCGGAGAAGTCCGGCGGCGGAACCTCGGCGGACATCTCGTCGAGGTCGGCCTGGAACTCGGCTTCGTACTCGGCGGCCGCAATTTCTTCGGGGGTAGGATATGTAGCATAAGCATTAGGAAACCTGGCATTAATGTCTCTATCCCCACCAAAATAAAAAGTTTTCGTGCCGACGGCTCGCCAGCCGGCTATAGCCGGCTGCGAAGGATCTGCTGCATCAACCCAGCCGGCTAAATGGGTGTGTATAACAGTAAAGTTAAAACTTAAAGAAACTTTTTTTGGAATATAATTTCTAATCTGTGAAAAGTCGCCAATCGCGAACTTATACATTTCTGAACCATCAAAAAGATCGCCAGATATAAACCCTCCCGCACTCAAATCAGGAGAATAACTTACACCACCATTTATATAACCCATCAATCTCTGATCTTCATTATTGGGACTAGAAATTAGATTTGTCCATTTTATCGATAGAAGGGGAGCGCCCTTTAATACAGTTTGCTGAGATAGTGTCGGAGCAACCGATTGGTTAGGGGCGGTGGAGGCGGCATCGGCCTGTTGGGCTGAGTATATGCTTGTTCCCGGCGCGACCGTACGATCATAAACTGGATATTGAAACTGCATGAACTTGGCAATTTGCAAAAGATTGAATTTTGCATTCTCTTCTGAATCATTGACAATATCAAAGCCCAATTGAATATTTCTTGTTGTTCCTTGAAAAGTAGCCAGGTGATCCATTCTGCCATAAACCGGCGTAGTGTTCCACGAGGGGGTGTACGTGTCCGTAAATTGTGTCGCCCAACCTTCAAAAGCAACTTCTTCTCCGGTGGGAATATGTTTAACTGAAATGGTAAAAAACCAATTAGATCGTAATGCTGGGTCAGCAGTAATGGGTCCTGTGTACGACCTTCTCCCGATCAACCTGTCTTGAGGCAGTGGGTAACTAGATCCATTGGGATTTTTTCGAGTTTCCAGCGTATGGGTCTGATACTGCTCTTGCCATTCACCACGTTTTAAAAATTTATTAGCCATTATACTCTCCCAATTATCTATTCAGCGTAAACGGATCAACGCCCTCAAGTACATAATCCTTGATCTGAGAAACTGTGACCTGTTGCTTATTTTTATTTTGATCTTTCATAACGCCAAGATGGGACGCAACAAGATCTAATTTTTTATTGGTCTCATCGCGCTGTTTGGCCTGGGCATCCAAATCCTTTCTCGAAATTACCTCGCTTCCTGCGGGTATTCTAGCGTTAACCGTTCCGCCGACGGCATAACCTCTAATATATGGTGTGGCCGTGGCTTGCGTGCTTTGGCCGGCCAATATAATCTTTTCTTGAAAATTTCCTTCATTCATAAGAATTGGGGTTAAGGATCCTCCCCCCATAAGCGGTTCGGGTACAATTCCTCCAGCAAGAAAGCCTCTCCTGGATGCTTCTCCGGCCCTGAATTTTTTCTTTTCCTTTTCCTTTTTTTCTTCGCCGCCGAACTTCATGGCCAGCCCTCCTATGCCAGCCATAGCGAGAATACCCAGTGCCGCAATTGAAAAGCCCTGGAGGCCCGGAATGGCCATTGCAAGAGCTGCAGCGGCGAGGGCCGCGAAGACGAAGCCGGTCGCAATAGCCCCCATACCAGATGTGATCTTACCGACCATTCCAGCAAAGGCCGAGAAGCCTTCGATCATAGGGAGAAGGACATTCGTTACAAAAGGTTCTGCATCAAGGAACATTTTCTTGAATGCGGTTCTCAGCTTGTCCATGATGGCCAGTGCTTTCTCAGCCTGTTCGTTTGCTTGTTCTCGACTTAATCGTTCGATCTCCAATTCTTCATTACTCTGAGACATTAACTTGCGCGTTTCTTCTGCGGATATCCCCAAAGCACTCGAGAATGCCAATAGCTCTGCGCCCGATAGATCTTCGGCTGATACCCCGGCATCCTCGAAAGCACTCTTGAGCATTTTAACGCCTTCTATCGGGTCTTCCAAGGAAGCATTCAACATATCAATAGAGTTCAGGTAGGGGCCGCCTAAAATTGCATTCAATCGGCCAACGGCTTGTCCTGCCGCATCAAACGTCTTAAATTTATCCATCAGTTCCAATAAAACATTAACTTCGGTTCCAGAAGCCTTTGCTGCCTTGGCTAGATCTTCGAAGACTGCCCCAGCACGGTCGCCATAGCGAACCAAAATTTCTTTATTTCTGACAAATTCCTGACCCATTTTTTTAACATCTATACCCAACGACTTTGCAGTAGCAGTAATGTCGAGCAAAAGATTTTGAGCACCTGACAGCGACATACCCATAGCTTTCGTGGCTGTTTGCATAATCTGGGCCTGGTCTTGCATCTCAAAGCCAAGCTCGGCCAAAACGCTCACAGTGGCGCCCAGTTCATCTTGAGTTTGCTGATTAAAATAAGTAAAATCAGTAAAAGTATTCTTAAGTACCTGGGTGGCCGCGGCAGCTTCCTTAAAAGTCACGCCCGCACTACGACCTGCACGTTCTATGTTTTTTATTGTCTCGTTAAATTTCTCGCCGGCGCCTGTGGACTTTTCGAACTGTGAGGTAACGTTGTCTAATTCTATAGCATACTGTATAGATACGTCAAGCAGCTTCCACGTGAGGTCTTTGAGTAGCTGCGTCGGCTTCATGCCCTTCATAAAAGCCTTCCAATGTTTCGGACCCTTTGAGAGGAAGCCTTGAAGCTTTTGCATCGGACCGGAGAGACCCAAAAGTGAATTCGCCAACGCATCAAAGGCAAGTGAGCCGGCCTGTGAATCTTTGGCGCCCTCCTTAAGCGCGTTATTCATATCATCTAGAGCATCAGCAGCACCCTGGATGTCACCGGCGGTGAGCAGGGCCATTGCTTTTGCGTGCGCAATCCTGGCCTTTGCATTCTTCTTAAGCGCGTCGACGTTCGCCAGCAAACTGGTTTTAAGCTTGGCGGCGCCGTCGATCTCAAGAGCGCGCCTTTGAGTGGCTTCTGTTAGAAATTTATCTCTCTTTTTTTCAGCTTTGGTGAGCTCTCTCTGCGCGACCCTGTATTCCGCCGTACCCGCGGTGAGCAGTAACAGATCGGCGGTCAGGGTAGTAACCTGATCATTGTATTCGTCGGCGGTCGCCTTCGCGGCTCGGAGAGCAACGTTTTGTTGCTTCAGGTTTTCAGCAACCTTTGCGGAGTTGGCGCCAAATTGCTCCAATTTATCTAAGAAATCCTGCGAAAAATCTAGGCGGTCGATCTCCTCTCGAAGATCGCTCATCTCAATTTTAAGTCTAGCAATTTCTTCGGGGGTCAGTGCCATAATTTTTTATCCTAATTTTTAAAAGGCCAACGTAGGCCCGTTTCATTTTCAAACGCCTTGACCGCGGTCATCAAATCATGGCGGGATCCTAATGTTCTAGTATCACTTAATCCATGTTTCATATATGAATCCATATATCGTTTTTCTCGTTTAAGGGCGCCCATAAAAGAGTCAATTTGAGATTGCGTACCAACTAATTTTAAAGGGACATCCATTCCAGCATAGTACAAATCCAACATTGCACTCTGTACTTTTCCAGCAAATTTGCTACGAGCCTGTTCATTCAACTTACTGTCCCGGTTGTTCAAATAAATTACATTTTTAACTAAATCGCCCATAGATGTGTCCTCTAATATATAACTAGTACCAAACTAAAAAGCCGGAACTACTTGTTCCGGCCTTGTCGCTCAATTTCTTCGTTTTGGTTTTTAAATTCTTTAATTAATCGCTCAACAAACCAATGACGCAAAGGAATTGGCAAATTATAGGCTTCAAAGAGAGACCAGCCCCCGTGATGTTTTAAAACAAAGAACTCTTCATAGACTCCTTCTTGGTATTTAGGAGTTAGGCCAAAAAAACTCTGCCGTCAAAGGCATTCCCACCTCTCCTTCGTGGTCACAGGAGTCACATGTAAACTCACAAGTAACATCCATATCTGGCTTGACTAGTTCATAAATTTTTCTAAGATATTTTACGTCTTGTAGTGGCATTTTTTCGGCAAACTTCTCAATATCTTTTCCGTCGGTGTGGTCATTCACCGACACAATTACGCGCTTAAGCAGATCCGTGCTTCTTGTGTCCGGTAGTTTAAGTTTTTTCTTTTTTTCGTTAGTTTTTACCATCGCACGCTCATCTCTTGATGTCAAGAGCCTAATCTCAACGGTCACCCCTGTTTTCGGGAGACTGAACGTGAAGTTTTTATCACTATTCATATCGACACCCTCGGGCAGTTCGGAAACATCGTTTACACCCAATTCTTCAAGGTTAAACACATTCTCATTTGTCTCACCACAAGAAGGACATGTCACGTCTGTCTCATACAGGGGGCCAAAGCCGGTAATCCTTGAAGCAATCAACATTGCATTTTTATCACCGATCAACAAATCGTCTATTTTTATACTTTTATCGACAATAACCGACTCCAATAGCCTATTAATAGCGAGCCCCTTTCTCAGGAGCGACTCTGAAGTCAAGATATCCTCTTCTTTGGCTGTCATATGATGTATTTCAATAACATCAATCCCAGCAAGAGGGTGCTCATCGGGATAAAAGCGCCCAGCACTCGGTAAATCCACAAATTCTGTGGGGGTTATGAATGAAAATATGTCACTTGATTGGGCGATCGCGAGTGGTGTGGATGTGTCGTCGGGTGTCGGAGCTCCAAATCGCTCCGAATTTCTTTTTCTACCCATTAATTACCTTCTTTCTCTTACGGTTCCGCGGCGAAATCGACTGCAGGACCAGAACTATACAGAGCATAATCATACCGCATTCCGACAGTAATATTAAGTAATTCTGTATCATTATCATAACTTAAGTCACCAAAAGTAGCCGTTGTAATCCAAGCGTTTATCAATTGCCATTCACCAACAAGGCCTCCCTCACCATTAAGCTCGCGAATATTAACAAGCCCAAGAGCGTTAAGAGCATCCTTCTTGTTTGGGGTGCCAGGAGGACGATTAGCCAGGATAACATCTTCCTGGATGTCAGGACGTAAATATCCCATGTTGGCCAATGCATTCATAAGGAGAGCATTTCCATCTGGATTGATGGAGTTAACGATTACAGCGGACATCTCGTTCCATTCAACGCTACCGGGATAATAAAAAGTATTTCCTAGGAACTTATGAGTCGCCTGGCCTACCGTGTAAGCTGGCTTTGTTACTGACTTAGCAAGATAAGTTCTATATGTAAACTTATCCTCTGCCGCGGCAATATTGGGAAGATCCAGTATAAATCTATGTGCTCTCTTTGGCTCCGATAGTGCGCTTGTCCAGAATGGCATTATTTAGTTACTCCTCATAAGTTCTAAGTTAAATAGTGTGGGAGATTAAAACCTCCCACTTTATTAGTCGTCAAATGACGCTCCAGTTCTTGTAATATTAAAATCAATTGCTATAAATTCGATGGCCCTTGTTGGCTTCAGGAAAATCCTGGCATATAGAATGTTTCTATCAATCAAATCTGGTGTAGTAGTCGTTTCATCGAGCACAAGTTTATAATCAGATAAACCGAAATTTGTCTTGATATCAGCAAGAATTGGGCCGACCGCCGAGATGAATCGATTCCACGTTGTTTGAACGTTTGGATCGAAAAGAAGGCGCGATGCAACCTGTGAAACGCGCTTCTTCACAAAAATCATCAATCTACGAACGTTAATGCGATCCAGAGCAGACGGAGTAACCTGAAGTGTCTTTTGTCCAAAGATTACAATACCCTCTGCCGGGAACTTGGCAATTGGATTAATGTTCGCAGCGTAAAGGTCATCTCGATCCTTACGACGCAACTGGTGTGCCACATCAACGATCGGAATGCCGGCGGAACCTTCAGTTAAACCACCGCGGTTAAATCCGGCAGGGGCAAACCACACCTGGGTCTTCTTCTGGGAACTTGAGAACGTACCCAAAGCGGCGATGGACGGCGGAAGCCAAATCATGGCGCCATTGATCGTATCTCTTCCTCGAACCCACGGATAGAAGCAACAACCATAAGACGAATTGAGGCCTCGATCGCGCAGATTACTAATTACAGTCCTTAAATTAGACTCCGTATTATTTCTGGCAGACGAAGTGTCTTCTGCACGGGCTTTGTAGCCGCCGGCCAAGTCGATAATCGCAAGAGCATCAGCGCGGTCCTCGCAAACACGAAGCAGGCTTGTGGTCAAACCTTCCTGTGTAAGGCCCGGGATAGTGGCCAAGTTCATCTCAACCACTTCTGGATCCGAAATAGAATCGATTGCCTGAAGAACAGAATTGAATGTATAACTATTCACAGGTGAAGGCGTACCGGTATCCCACTGGCTATTTCGGAATGGCTCAAGTTCTGTGATGTCCAAGCCATCAAAGCCACCGTACAGTGGCACCGTGAAGCGGTCATATCCAGCATCTAGAACACCAGAAATTGCGCCGCTTACATTGGTCAAAGCAAGACCAGTCGCGTGGGAACCAGATCCCCAGAAAGCCCCGCCAGAGCCACTCGGGTCTATTCTAATGTCGTCCAGCGTAAAGAATACCGATCGTTCGGTGGCACTCGCAACCGGGGAGCTAAGCATACTTCCGACAGCCCCACCGCGCGGGCGGAGTAAGTCGATATTGGAGGCATCAAAAATCGTGCCACCTGTCGTCCTGGTAGTTTGGAGCCCAAAATAAGCATTTTTGGGAGTGGTCAAGTTACCGGCGGAGGCCGATACACGGAGCTCAGGAGCTGGGAATAAAACGTTTGTATTAAGAACGGAACCGCTCACAATGAACACTGAGGCGCTAGTAACAGTGACCAAACCTGCATTGATAGAGGCCCCGCTTCGTGGTCGACCAGTACCGGCTGAAGCAATTGTTGAAGTCGAACCAGTAACCCAATAACCGGCCTCGTCCGGACCGCCGCCGCCGCCGCTGTTGTCAATTGCAATCGCCTCATCCAAATATTTAATTATACCCTTAAAACCGAACGGCAGGAGCGTTGGATTGTCGCCAACAACATCTTCGTTCATAGCAATTCGAATGAAATCAGATCGATTATTATAATCACCATAGTTGATATAACGTCTCTCGTCGGAATTCCACGAGTTATACTTGTCGCCGACCTTGCGCGCGACATAATTTAATGAATCCGGATTCAAGTTACAGTCGTTAAACTGTTCGACAACCTTAACAACATTGTCGGAATCGTCAAGTTTGCGAACTACAACCGAAAATGATCCGTAATCATCAGACTCATTAGTTGAAACTTTAATATCTTGAATAGAAACTTTAAGATTACTATTTGTCCAGTCGCCGGGCTCGTTTAGGGCGTGAAGAGTAAACAATACAGGCATATCTGCGGGATTATAACCATTATTGGCTATTGGATCTCCATCGCCATGCGAAGCTGAGGTGCGCTGGACGGTGTCACATCCAATAATCGCCGGCGTTTGGGCATTTTGTAGTCCTACCCGGAAATCATCGCCGGCCCCCATTGTGGCTGCAGCGCCATTAAGATTTATCATCGCCGCAAAAGTACTTCCTGCGCTTCCTGTGATGTTGGCCTTTACATGACGATCAAATGTTTCCCCCAACCAATAATTCATTTCATTTTCAATAAGAGAAGAGTTCGTTCTTTGTGGAGTTGTATTGAACACCTTGCGAATATACTTTGAATCGTTAACATCAAAGTTAAAAACTGTCGTTTTGGGCTTACTGTTATAATCGACGTTATTAATAACCATCTTAAATTCCAAGGCCTTACCTGTGTCCCCCATAATAACATTAGAACCAGTTCCGGCTAGCCCGGAGCTGGATAAGGCGCCGGTCAGGTTAAAGTTACTGGCTCCTGCGGCGACCGTACCGCTTAATTGTAGAAGAGTGGCGGCCTCAGTTGTATAAAAAATTGCAGCAAGAGCTCCCTCAGCTTGATTGGTCGCAGTTCCTCGCTGATCGGGATGGAAAACCACGAGGCCCCAAGCATCTCCAGTTGAACCGGCGTCGAAGCCGGCTTTTCCACCGGAACCGTCATTCTTAGAATCTTGACTTCCCAAAAGGCGAATGTAAGTTAAGGGGGAGCTGTTGCGAAGATAGGCTTGGGCTGCATATGCACCGTAAGATGGCGCAGCAACGTTCGCACCCTGGCGCCACACGTCGCCATTAGCGGTGCCGGGGACCGGGGCGCCAAAAACTTCTACAAATTCAGAAAACGAATTAACTGTAACTGGCCGTAACGCGGGGCCCTTAAGGGCGCGCCCTATAACAACCGGCCCAATTCCGGCCGGGGATGCGGGTATCTGGGAATTGTCAATCTCATTAACGAAAACTCCTGGTGATACAAATTTAAAATTTTTAACTGACATTCGTTTTTATCTCCTAAGCCTGGGATATCGTTATTAAATAGTATTGACTGCGCGCAATAGTAACTATTCTCTATAAAATCCGTCCTTAATACTACCTGGTATATCGCCGAAAATTACCTTTTCTCTTGAAAGCTTAAATTCTACAGCATTTTCGCGCTTTACAATTACTGGTCTCTCTTGATTATCTCCTTCTCCTATTAGATAACCAAGTACCTCAATATTTATTATATTTTCAAAATTTCTATGCTCCATTCCCATATTGGCTATATTCGAACCATTATTAAAACTTCCCTGAATGAAGACTTCATAAAAATGATTTTCATGACTTATTCTCTTTGGCATCCGTGAATTACCAGGAACCGTTATGAATGGTCGTATTAATTCATTCATTTGTTGCTGATATTCAGTTCTCAGGGAAATCTCATAGTTAACCGATATCCATGTTGGAATCGGCATCGTTATTGTTTCATAAACAACTCTCTGAGTTGACATATTCCGCTTATTGGTGTTAAAGTTTTTCGACGCAACATCCCTATTCACGCCATATTTACGCTTTGAAAAAGCATTTTGAAATTCAGCAGTCTTTTTAGGGTTAATCCTGCGGGATATCGTTATCGTTCCACCTTTCTCATCATTAACAGGATACAAATTTGCATATACAATTCCCTTTCTGGCAGGATCCTTATTAATTGACGCCCTATTAATGGTGATCAGAGGCAACACCAAAGTTTGTTCTGTATCTCTTAGCTCTTTGTTCTGGCCAGCTTTTAATTGATAAGCTCTTTCAGCTGTTAACCAGAGAACCGGAACTTTCTTAAATCCATCATTCGCTGTAATAGAAAGATTTAAGTCCTCATCAATAAATTTTAACATAGCCCTATCAATTGTTTCTAATGTTGATGGCATAAACTCAATTTCTTTAAGCTTGCCCTGTACACCTTTATCACCCACATAATTAAACCGATCAGCTTTTTTATTACGTATTTGCTTTTGTGTTTTTTTGCTTCTAGCCATGATTGATGTCCATCTAACCCACATATATACCAGCAGGAACATTTTGAAGTACTTTCCCAGTAGAATCTTGAAGTGTGGAGTCTTTTGTGGCCATTTCTGCGTAAGTCAATTCATCCAGTGTCGTCTTTAATTCTTCTCTTAAGGCATCTTGCTCAGCTTTTGCCTGTCCTAGCAAATCGGCGGCATTTAAAGTTACGCTCTCGCCTGGAATTGGTACGGTGGCGAATTTGCCTCTCACTTGCCCCAATATTTCTTTTGTTAAGGCTAAAGCAAACCGACGAATCCATTGTTTGCCAATCGAATTAATGCTCTCATATGAAAGATTTTGGAATGGCAATGTATTCATATTGTTAATACCCTCTATTCCAGATCGAGGCTGTCCGCTGCCCTCTTCCCACGGGGCATATTGATTATCGATTGTAAATTCAACCCAATATTTCTCTGGACTAGTGTTGTCGGGTCGTGGATATATTCGAATATTATTATTTTTAATTTCATAAGAATAATGAGAAATTCTAGTCCAAAGAGCGTCTTCATAGGCCAGGGCTTGTAATTTATTCTGCCATGTTGGAACTATTTCAAAGGTAGAATCATCAGCGTATTGACCATAAGTTCTCATATTACCAACAACAGAAAATCCACCATAATATCCGTAAAATCGCCACATCGCTCTTGGGGTTTTAAAGAATACTTTACGGATTATGACTCTTTTATCATCTACTTCCCCGAAGAAAGGAACCGAAGAAGATAGTGCTGACGAGCCAGATATTAGTGTCTGCAAGTCATAATCTTGCTGGCCAGCTATTCGTTCAAACGAAGCTGAATAAATTGGAAGTGTCCCTCCGATGCCAATTTCAGTAATATTTCTCTCCGAAACTCTCCGGGCAAATCCATAGTCAAACCGCGGGTATCTCAACTCAATATTGGAGCCTGATAAAGAATTACCACTAACAACTTGACCATCTTGATCAAAAGATGCGGTTGCAGCGCCCAGCAGACTAGATAAACTATTTTTACTTTGATGTATATTAATAATATAAGAATATTCTAAAACTGCTTCTTCATATGCAGCATAAACATTCCCTACTGCTAATTCAATATCTAAAACATCGCCGCCTAACTTCTTATATGTGTAAGATACTTGATCTGATGCTCCAGAAAGAAAAGCGTCCGAAGATGCATAAATTCCAAAAGGAAGAGTGGCTGCTACATCCGACGCCGATCCCGTTACTGTTAAAATATTTGCGTTTGTTGTCGATGATGGGCTTAATTTTGGTATCGCCATGTGATGCTCCCGCGTGCTCTAGTACTAAATAGAAAGCCCCGCCTCAAAAGAGACGGGGCTTTAACTATTTTGACCTTACGTCAGTTATGACTAGACTAAGTCGCGAACGACAACTAATCCATACATATCTGGACGAACCATCTTCTTGGCATATCGGGTCATCACGCCCTTGCGAGGCACGAAGTCTTCAACGCCGAAGATAGTAGGAGTGGTCTGCAGCGGCACATAAGGTGCATACACATAGCCACTCTCAAGGAAGCTACTTCCACGTCGTCCAACAAGGACGATATTACGTGGGAAGTAAGGATCGACAAGAATGTCGAACTTCTTCGAAAGCGAACCAACCTTCACAGCACCCGCATCGCCGCGATCGCTATCAGCGGTCACATTGGCACGGAAGCCAGCAGTAAACTCAAGGATGTTGGCAACTTCAGGTCCGCAAACCAGGAAATTAGCAGCACCGCGTAGAGTCCTACGGTGGATCTGAGCAGAGACATCATTGATGGTCTCAATGAGAGTCTCATACCACTCACTCACATTACCAGTGAAGTCGGGCGTAGTGCTAGCACCAATCTCAGCGCCGGTTTCACGGTTCAGGAACTTACCTGCGGCACGAGACCAGAAACGAGTTCCAGCCGTTGCACCCTTAACAAGGTCCTCAAGGATCTCACGATCAATTTCAAGAGCAATCTGCTCAGAAAGGATCTGAGTAAGCTCAACCTCGGCATCAAGGTTGTGGTAGGCGTTAAGATCTTGTCCTAACTCCGGTGACCACTTGGCCTTGAGCTTCTTGGTGACAGCCGTAACAGCCACGGAATCGACCTTGATGTCGATTTCAGGAATGTTCTGCTCATTTTCGAGTCCCCACGTAGTAGCGGGCAAGACTGCGCCAACGGCGCCGCCCGTTCCAGCAAAATTATCAGTAATTGGGAACTCAAGAGTAGCGGCATCAAGAGCTGCTTTAATTTCAGCAGCCGAACCAGTACCAACAGCGACAACTCTCACAGTCACGTCAGACGTTGTGGCAAGATCCGCCGACTTACTCAGCGAGCTAAGACGACGCACGATAACAATGTCATCGTCAGGGTTGAGTGCATTAGTCCAAGCCGCATCAATACCCACAAGATCGTCGTAATTAAACTGAGTCGCACTCAAATCCTGTGTAAGAACAGCAAAAGCAGAACCAGATGTAAGATCCGGATCAAACCTCAAAATTTGAGCACTAACGTAATCGGTCGACAGAGCCTGCAAGCCTACAGAGTAGTCTGCAACATCCCCAGCGCCACCATTACCGTCGATAGTACCAGAAATTGTGGTTGTGCCAGTCGCGACTGAACCAGTCGGCGATGAATAGCCGTTGCGTAAGTTATACGCACCAGCTGCAGCTTCGCCTTCACTACCGGCGAGATTAACACCGCCGGTGATCTGACTAGCTACGGCGCCACCGCCATATACCGAATTACCAACCTCGAACCCAAGGCGCGCGGTTGATGTATCCTGGAAAACACCGCCGTAGGTGAAATCAAGGAAGAAGATGAGGCCCGAGGGCAAACTCATCGGCTGAACGCTAACGAGATCGTTGGCGATCAGATTGCCGAATACACGGCGAACAAGAGGAAACGCAACAGCTGCGAAACCTTCAACGTCCTGACCAACAGCCATGCTGCTAGCCTCACGGAGTAGCTCTTTTGCTTGGTTCTCAAGCAATCGGGCCATACCATTCCGAGCGGCGTCGTCACCGATACCCTCAAGAAGACCTGTAGCTTCCCATTTAGAAATGAGAGCGGCACCTTCTGTAGAGAGATCGCGGTTGACGATACCTTCGGTTAATTTTTGTACAATAGACATTTTTATATAACCTCCTAGTATGTTATTGTTTTGTTAAACCTGCTAAACGCAGCATTCGATCCATATTTGGATCTTTTGTTGCCTGGTTGTTTTTCTTTGAATTGATCAAAAGCGAAACAGGCCTTTGAACCGCTTCACGAAGTGTTTGTGGTCGCTTGCTCTCAGAGCCGGCGACACCCACCGCGTTTTGAATTGTTTCAAATAATACCTGTGCTTCTTCAACAGAATTGGCAAGTTGAACAGCCTCGACAATTTTATTTCTTTGTCGCTCATTCAAGGAGGTGCTGCTAAGTGCCTTGTTTTGATAAACAAGTTTGGCGTTTTCCAAGTTCAGCCTTGTAAGCTGAGTCTTAGATTCAGTTAAAAGAGCATATAGCCCCTTTAGTGATTCTGTAAGTTCTGAAATTTTACTTTCATAGAGGGCGGCATCAGAAACAACATCTGGTGCTGTTGACGCGTCTTCCTCTAGTTCTTCTTCGTCCTCATCGAGTTGGGCAGCCTGCGCGGCGGCCATGGCATTATTATTGGCCTGCTCCACACTATTATCAGCGGAGTTGACGGAAGCCCAACCCTGCGGGCGGGGAGTGCCCTGATATTCGACTTTCTCGGACACCAACTCTTCAATAAGGTCGGCAATCATTTCTTCTGTGAGAGCAATATCTTCGTCTTCCTCTAAGTTTGTTTTTTCAGTAATATCTGGCGAATCGTCATCGCTCTCAGTTAATTCTGGAACAACACCTGCCGGTGGGGTACCCAAATCAGCTGCCAGGTCGGTTGCATCTATTAATGAATCAGGAGAAGTTTCCACTCCGGCGGCCTCTTCCTCATCAATACGAGCTTTAAGGGCATTAAAATCAATTTCAATTAATTCGTCTTGCGGCGGTGAGTCAAGCTCTTCAGTTTGAAAAGCATATGGAACATCATCAGTAAAAGACGCGTCGGCAGGGGCATCTTCCTCAAGACCGAGACCGAACTCATCCTGCTCTAATAAAGTAGAAAGAGCACCTTTCACTTCGACCGAATACTTCTCCAATACGGCATTTTCCGCATTTTTAAGGGCTGCTTCTTTCAGCGCTTTCGCGTCGACGATGGCTTCTTCTAATAGTGAAGACATAAAAATTACTCCAGTTCTAACATGTAATCACAATAAATAGTGTGTAACTAAAGGAAATGACTAATAGTTATGATTTATGGGGGCCTCCTAAGAAATTTCCACTTCCCATACATGAATTTTTGATAAAATAGGATCGAATCCTGTGCCCGCAACAATACTGCCGGCCCCTATAATAATATCTGAGGATCCAAAATCTAAAATATTACTTGTGGCTGGGTTTCCTCCGAACGACGCCTGACCCAGAACAGTTACACCATCCCACGAGGCATCTCCACTCGTTCCATAGCCCGCCAAAGCAGAGAGGCCTCCATTTAGTGCGCGGACTCCATAGAAAGTAGAAGCGGCAGCTGTATTTATATAAGTCGTCGCCCCAGCCAGATTGCGCCTACACAAAAAGTCACGAGAAGAAATATATAAATCAACAGCCTGTATATAATCTGTACCATCGCCGAACGCCACTGCGGTCCAATGATAGGCTGCAGTGGGGACGTCTCCAACCCACTCAACTAAAACTATTAATTCTGTGTTTAAAGTTGCAGAGCCTCCTTTAATAAAGTTGGTGCACGCAGCGCGCATATAAGGAACCACTGTCGGATATGCTGTGGTATCCCAGTTTCCTGTGTTGGCCGGCAAATCCCACAAAACGCCAGTACTTCCGTTGGGACCCCAGGCAGTAGCGCCGCCGGCATTTCCAAAAGTCCATGTAACGGCACTTGTTACCGTTCCTGCTGATGGAGTCAGCGCGTAGCTACTCTCCCCACTCCAGTCGGCGGAATCCAGGGCAGCCAAATCAAATGTGGCCTTTAAAGTCACGCGGGCCCCAATGTCCGCCGTATTGATAGTTTTAATACCCGCCATTTCTACTCCTAATATCGCAGATGCATTAGCCACTTCATTCAATCTCTACATAAGTAGAATCAGGATTGAAATATATTACATTGGCAGTGTTCGTACCATAACCTACAATGCGTATATACGAATCTGTGGCAGTGGGAGCAGCGCCGCTCATCAGCCCGTTGCTTCCCGATTGAATATAAACAGGGCCGCCTTTTATAAAGGCTCCCGCATACTGATCACCATGAACATTGTAATAGCCGCGAAGAAGGACCCCGGCCGCGGCAGGATCTGTGCCCAAGGGGACACCCAGCAGTTGGTTATGACCGCTTCCGGTCGCATCTGCAGAAGCATCTTCCCAGCCGCCGTCGCTGTTAAGATATACTACCGAGCCGGACTGTAAATTAGAACCGGTTCCATAGTATACTACTTCACCGCCGCCGTTGTTGGTACTAAGGTTTTTTGGATCGGCAGAACCCGTGTAGTGAACATCTAAAGCAGTTTTGGGTGCTGTGGTGCCGATGCCGACATTGCCCTCCGACTGATCAAAGTAATAGCCGACTCCCCCCAAGGCGCCAGAAATCTGGAAATCGAGGTTTGAGTTAGGAATGCCGAACTTGATCGCCGGTCCGTTAGCGGGATATAACTCTATAGCTGCTGAATCTGATTCTATAACGATGCCGGCGGTGGCGTTGCTACCCGAAACATGTAACGCCCTCGAAGGCGACGCCGTGCCGATGCCGACGTAGCCGGAATCTAAAATGGTTAAATCTGTCGAGCCGTCGTCATTCTTAAAAGTGTATCCAGTATAGCCGGCCTGATTTCCTTGAAAATCTAAAAATCCAGTGCTACTATTTCGTCCAATTTTGTAGTAGTTAGTGCCGCCGAGGCCTAGTCGTAGTTGATCGGAGGAAGTATCACCGAGAATGTCTAGGGTAGCGCCCGGCGCTGAGGTGCCGATGCCGGCGCGCGCAGTTGACCCGCTTACAACAAAAACGGTAGTGCCGCCAGCAACCACTCCCATCGCATCTTCATTCCAGTCTATGTAAGTATTTCCATCGAGATCTATTGTGGTCTCAGCATAAATGTCACCATGCTTGACACTACCGGTTGTATATTTATATGCCATTCTTTTATAAATAGAAACTCAAAAACAAAAAGGGTGAGTATCCCGAAAGATACTCACCCCAAATTTGTATGGTTGTCTCTAGCCTAAAGAAAGCTTCAGATTAGAAGATCATCCAATTACTACTATCCGAATACAAGTTGACAGAAGCATAAGGCGACTCAAGCGCGATATGCAGCCCACCATCAATTAACTGAGAGCCAGCTCCAGTAATCTGAATCGGGAAGGTAGCACTTGCACTTCCATCACTATTCTTAACAACATAAACACGAGTACCGACTTCATTAGCCGTTGCATCTGGTAATGTAATGATAGATCCAGACGCACAAAGATAAATAGTACCAGCATCAGCGGCCACAATAGTATGGTCGCTAGCCTGATCCTGACTCGAAGTTACTGAGACTTTCGACCACATAAATCCCTTCGAGGTAGAAAGAATATCACCAACTGTTAATTGTCCACCCGCTGTAATGTTTGTAGAAGCCGAAAGGGCTCCAGAAACTTCAACAAGATTGGTATTCAAACAAATAAGGTCGTCATCACTATCCGTACCAATCGTTTCGCTATCTCCCAACTTAAGATTGTCCGCCCTAACCTCGCCGCTGGTGCTTACAGTAAATAATTGAGCAACGTTAATACCACCAGCTGGGGAGAAAAGTCCCGCACTAGATGATACAGCGCCCGCTACAACAGCGCCGGCTGCACTTACAGTAAACGTTTCAGCAACGTTAATACCACCAGCTGGCGAGAAAAGTCCCGAACTAGATGATACAGCCCCCGCTACAACAGCGCCGGCTGCACTTACAGTAAACGTTTCAGCAACATTGATGCCGCCCGCTGGGGAGAAAAGTCCCGAACTGGATGATACGGCTCCTGCCGCAACAGCACCCGCAGTACTTACAGTAAACTTTTGAGCAACATTAATACCACCAGCTGGCGAGAAAAGTCCCGAACTAGATGATACGGCGCCCAATACTGCATCACCGTCGTTGGCGATGCTAAAGGCTTCAGCTAATGTAAGACTATCAGCAGTAAGAGCGCCCGAGCCGGAGATGTCACCGTCGGACGGATTAAGACTTACTGACGAATGAATGCGTAATGTCTCGCCACTGGCGCCACCGGCCGTGTCGGCAAAAACCGGATAGTATGTTGCGTCGGTCGACGTACCCGTAGTCGTAACAGTAGAAGTGCTAACACCCGTCAGTCTGGACGCGTCACCTTCAAAGAATGCGCCCGAAACAACAGTACTAGCGCTAAGAATGTTTACATAACCAACTGCAAATCCTGTAGAAATATCTCCAAGCTGACTATTAGAGCTAGCCGATAGACTAAATCCTGTATCAAGTATTAGAGAGCCAGATAATAGTGCTGTACCTCTTTGAAATTTATATGTCATATTTAAATCCTCCTATATTATATGACGAAACGCGTGAAAAACCACAAAAGCAAACTGTGATCACAACCTGGAGGAATGAGAAAAAATAAAACTTATATCCACAATCGTTTTCTGTACCAATTAGTCTAAACTTATGGAAAGAAGCAAAGTAATTCTATTTTTAATAAATATACCAATTGGCCCCGTTAGAATAGAGCTGTATAGCACCATAAGGAGATTCTATTGCAACATTCCCTTCGCCATCAATCGTTTGAGAGGCAGATGCACTCAAAGCAACCGGGTTTGCGGCCGAAGCAGCGCCACTTTCGTCCTTAATCATAACAACTTGGCCAATGGAAAAGGAGGTTGCATCAAACTCAATAGACACGGGGACCGACGTTACCCCTAAAATATAATCCGTAATGGATGCGGTGTAATTTGATGCAACAGACGTTCTTTTATGAATCAGCCCTCCAGAAAGATGAGAGGACCCACCAACTGTCAAAAGATGAGAAGGATTCCGCGCGCCGATTCCCACCCTATCATTTAGAGCATCTACTCTGATAAGGTCAGCTTCAGTTAGGCCTTTAACTTGAAAATCGACATCGACCCCATCATTATTAATTGCAACTTTGGCATTTTGGTCGCCTCCGCTACCTGAGACCATATAGATCATGTTTTCGGCGCCGGCCTCGATGTTTATCTTATCAGGTTCAAATCTGATGAAAGTGTTTGTATCTCCATTGTGATAAATGTATTCGTTAAATCCGACGTCTCCCTCAACATCAAGAGTATAGGTGGGAGTCGTCGTGCCAATGCCCACGCGTCCAGAACCAGTTACGAATAGAATGCCAGTGCCCCCGTCGCCCTCAACCGTCAATAAACTTTCAGTCGTGCCCGAAACATGAAGTACAGCTTGTGGAGATTGTTCCCGAATGCCGACTGCATTAGCAACGCCGCCGGCGTTAACGCTTTTTACATGAAGATTATACCCGTAACCAGCTGTTGCAACTCTGAAGTTTACGTCGCCACCATCTCCAACAACTACTTCATCTGTGCCATTCTCACTTATCTTTAATAATCTTTCGTTGCCGGCATAGAAATCAATTCGATCTTCATTTGTAAAATCAATATAAGTATCGGGATCGGTTGAACTTACTACGTAATTCTCAGCGTAGAATGATGAGGCAGAAATATTAGAAGATGCTGAAACATTTTGTACTTGGACCGCGGAGGCTGTCAGTGTTGTATACTCTGCCAACGATCCGGTATATGAGCCTGTTAAGGTTGTCCCATTAAATGTAAGGTTTGAGGAGGCCGCAAAAGAGCCGCCACTATTATACTGTACCTCTGTTGTCGATCCAGCAACAGCGGCGCTACTAGTCGATGATGCCGTTAAAACAATGTTATTACTAGAATCAAGTCCCAAGTAGCTGCCATCGCCCGCCAAAGAACCGGAGGAGAGAGTAAAGTTTATTGCAGAAGCGGATAGAGTTGTTAGCTCAGCTAGCGAGCCAGTATATGAGGCAGTTAAGGTTGTTCCGTTGAATGTAAAGTTTGATGAGCCAGCAAATGACCCAACATTATTATACTGAACTTGGGTGGACGAACCTCCGGGCGCCGCTGCAGCTGCAGTTAAAACCAAATTATAGGAAGCGTCTAATCCCAAATAGCTTCCTGTTCCCGCTAAAGTTCCCGAAGTGGGTAGCAAATTCATTAAAGAAGCTGACAGGGTGGTTACTTCTGCCAACGAACCCGTATAAGAGCCCGTTAAGGTAGTTCCATTAAACGTAAGATTCGATGAACCCGCGAAAGCACCCGTGGCGTTGTATTGAATCTGAGTTGTGGCGCCTGCGGGTTCGGTAGTTAATCCGCTTAGGTTCGAGCCATCACCATAAAAAGCTGAAGCCGAAACATTAACGGACGCGCTCAAATCAGTTAGTGATAAAGTGTTGCTAGCTGTTAAAAATAATAGGTTTATACTTCCGCTAAAGGTACCTCCCCCTGTTTGAAACTGTACGGATCCCGTATCGCCTACCGCATTCTGACCAGTTGCTGCAATCGAAAGTGTACTTCGGCGGCCGCCATCAGTTAGTGTGATACCATCGCCAGCGGCCAAATAACGCGCATTAGTTAACCTATCGTCAAGTGCAACTGTTATAAATTCTGCATCAACGGGAGGATACGGCGCCGAGCGAGGTTCAGCTACTGGGCCCGCGGAAGTAGATGAAGTTACCGGCGGCGTGCGATCAATGCTCGGCATCACTCGGAAAGTACCGGCCCGGGCGGTAATACATTCGGCGCTTATCTGAAACTTATGTTCTACTTGTCCAAAGTAATACCTAGTATCATTATAGGTTCTTACAATCTCATAAAACTGATCGCCATACTGAACAAAGTCTCCGACTCGAACAAAAAGATTTTGATCGGCCGTTAAGCGCTTGCGATGAAAGTTAACTGTTAATTTACTTTTATATTCATACCCATAACGATCATGGGTTTGTTCGTTCTCTACCTCAACATATGCATATACACGAACAGGTGGAAGAGATACTTTCTCAATCGCTTCACCATAAATATCATTAAAATTAGACGCCTCAATGCTTATCGGATAATAAGCAAGACTCTGGCCTACAACCCTTTCGGCCAGTTCGTCATTTACTTGTTTTACTAGGTCGCGTTCTTTTTTACCAAAGAACATAGGCGCTGGCGGGGCCGCCGGTTGCGCCCACTTATTTTTAGGATCGGCCATCTAACGGCCCTCCCAATAAAAAGCCTTATATTTATTTAGTGCGCGAACTGCTGCCGATAATACATCGTATACCATTTCCCGCCATAGCCCCAAACACGGCTCCGTCTATCCGACTCCAGCCGAACCGGACCAGTTCGAGCCGCCCGACGAGACAGAGAGATTGTTAATAGAATCAGTCGGAATGAATGTACAACCAGCCATCACAGATGTCCCCCCGCTAACACCACCAGTCAAGTGTAATTCTGTTACTTTAAGTTCCAGAGGCCCCAACTCCGTATCCGCCTTAACAAGCAAATAATTAGTACCTGTAAGACCGAAAGCAGAAAAACCAACTCTTAAATCAACAGAACCACTGTTGTTAACTTGTACCCATCGAGTCACCGTCGGAAAATGAATTGCTACGGAACCATCTCCGTGCGTACCTCCCGAACCAACTTGAGCATCTATGTTGCCACTTGCAAAAGGTTTTCCAGATACTTGGTATGATCCAACATTGCCCAATCCTACTTTATATTGTAATACAGCCATAGTTTTGTCTCCGTCTAATAAATAGCATGCTATTAACTGTTTTATCTAAACAATTTAGCATCCTTCTTCCTTTGCAGCTTTCGTTGTTCGCGAATTGCCTTCTGATGTTTTAGTTTGCGGCGAGTCGCCGGCTTAATGTAGTAATCGGTTTTCTCTCTATAAGTTTCGACAACGCGTTCCTTTTTGCATTTCCTAACAAACCTTCTTATCAATCTCTCGCTTGTTTCGCCGCGGCGCAGTTCAACCCTAACATTCGTTGCCATTCTGCACCTACTTTCCTTCTTTTACATCGTTCATATGAGCATTCCAATTTCCGCCAACAGCCCCGAGCAAATTGGATATATCCACCCCTGCATCTTCAGGTGCTTGCCTAGATAAGGGGCCAGCCTGTTGGCTAGGACTAGCTTGAGCCGGGACTGGGGTAGTGCCCTCAAAAAGATTCATACCATTATAGGCGGCTCCTCCAATGGCTTCCATTAATTTTGTTTTATGTTTTTTTAATTTATCGCTTTGTTGGGTGCTAAAAGCATTTCGCTTCATTCTTTCAAGAGTGGGGTCGACCTTCGTCTCGGCGGTTTGCAATGAGGGCACCGTTTGAGTTGTATGCATTCCGCGGGCAACTTCAGATATAAGACTCGAAAGTACTCCATCCTCAAATATTACTTCTTTTATACACTCTTTTATAAGAGGCTTCAAAATCTTCTTTAGTTCTGTCTTTTTCATTTAAAATATTTTATTCTGTTCTTTCACCAGCGCCCAGGCCGCGAATGAGATCATCAATTTTCTCTAAGACCTGGGTGCCTAGTTCTGAATTTGTTCGAAATTTCTTGAGAGCTATCCGCATTTCAGAAAAAGACGGCGAACTAAGCAGATCGAGCGCCTTTGCATCTTGAAAAAAGTCTTTGTTGAGAGCTCGGAAATCGCGATTGAGATTGGCAAAAAGTTTATCATACTTCTTCTTGTGAAGCTCTAAAATTTTAGTTTTCTTTCCGCCAGCATAGGCGCCCTGAATATCTCTAGCCGTAGAGGGAGCCTCTCCAGTAGCAGCATATTTAGCTGCGCCGGCGATCCTTTTACCAACACCCTTCATTCCTGCCCCGATGCCGGCTCCGCGAGCGCGCTGGCGGTCGAACCATCCTTCTTCAATAACAGCATTTATTTCTTCTTTGATAATCTGTTCCAATTCTTGTTTTAAAATTTCCATTTTTTAATTTCCTATAATTTCATTCATTAAATTTATAAGCTTATTGTTCTTTTGAGCCTGTTCATTCATTAACTTATTCTCAGAAAGACTCATAAAAGCGCCTGGCGTAGAGGGTTCCGAAACAATATCAAAACAGATAAGCTGGAAATCATCTTCTACGATTGTCTTTCCCTGCTGTTCAGTAACGGAGCCCATACCTCTAGATGAAATACCAATCTTTACGCCAGCATCCACAAGAGCCCGAAGGATTTGGCCGGCAGGGGTGTTAAGTACCTGGCACTTCCCCATAACAGCGGGTCCGTCCATCCAAATGTCGATAACCATGTGAGAAACATTCGCCAGATTAACTATGGAAGATTCTGGATGGTCTAGCTCTCCGAGCGCGCGGCGCTCGTCAACAACTTGAGTATATTTCTTAACTTCTCGTTGCATAATCGCTTCAGAATAAACGCGACCGTTACCATTTTCACAACCACCCTCTTGGAGCTTGCCCGTAATGAACATGGCGCCTTCTCGCACCATCTTCTTCTCGGCTTCCGTCAGGAGATCCTGACAGACGCCCCCTTCGCATAGCTCATAGTATTCGCGGAGAAGTTGGGCCATTGTTTATTTCTTATTCCCAGCCCCGCCAGCCCGACGGTGTCCCGCCGCGAACGGATCGAGGGTCCTGTGGCGGCGGTCGATAGCCTGGATTCGGATGATGATTATCTAACTCTTGCGCGTCGACGGGGCGATCGAACCGCCGCTCGGTTCCGGTACCGTGTCCCACACCCACCATGATGCTTCCCGGTTGTTTGCCCTTTTGTACGGCGAAGCTCCCTCCGCGTTTAACCAATACATCACCGTTCATATCTTTCAATCCTTCCCCTTGGGCGATATAGTGATGAACGCCGGCTACCTCTTCCAATACAGAGCCATCATCATTACGAGCTACTGTCTCGTTCAAGAAGTATCTTGGGTCTATTCTTTTTACATTTTTTCTGCGTGCCATTATCTTGTTCCTTTTGAAATTTAAAGTTTTAACGTGGGGCCTCTCGACCCCACCTAAAGTATGCTACCGGAGCAGCACCTACGAACCGGTTGGATCATCCATTTTTTCATGATTGCTCACCTCCTTTGTGGATCACCCTGATCCCGTAATCCTCTACCAACATACTCAGAAAGTATGATGTTCCAGCACTAATACATCCGCAAATAAACGCATTTACAAAAGTATAGTCAAAATTAAATAGTTCTGTATAAGGACTTATGCCCCATAGAAACACGCCAACCCAAAATCCCATACACAAATGACAATGAAATAATCTACCGAATCCGCCCCATGCCTTACACGGTGGGCGGATCTTATTAAAGATGTGTCCATGAACAATAATAAAAGTCATGCCGTATGCAGCAAGAACGAAATGTAGCAATTCCACTTTAATATCGATTTCTTAATGGATAGTAGTAGTAGCCCGGGCGCATAGAACCCTTCTCGGCATACTGTGGAACTTCATCGTATTCGGTGGTGTCGCGATCGGTCGGATGCGTATACAGATCTTCCAGTTCTTTCTCGTATTGGTCTGCTACTCTTTCGCTCGCAGACTCATGGTCAATGAACTCTGCAACGATATATACAGCGGCCTGTAGGGGGTTTACCTCATCATTACCATAAATCTCTCCCTCTAAGGATCGAAAGACATTTCCGCCTCGTATCGAAGAGCGATCAACGATACCTTTCTCGGCGAGCAGTTCGAGCAAACGACTTTGATAATCATAAACGTCTTCAGTAGCTATTGCCTTCGGGAAAGTAACAACCTTCATTTGTTCTGGCATCACAGCAATATCAATTTTTTTGTGATCCATAACAAGCAGCGAACCATCTAAACCCTTGCGAGCATTAAGTTCTACAGTTGCATGCGGGCCACCAATTTTAATTTTAATCATTTACTGAAAGCTCCCGAATTAACTCCTGTGTCTTTAAAATCTTATCGAGATCTTGTTGTGCAAACTCTCGCTTACGAAAATCTTCAAGATAATCAGCAACACCACTAACCTTTTGCTCTATGAGAGGTTCCAACTCGACGTTTACCGCTTTACTAAGTAGGCCCTTAAGCCTTGATAATTCTTCATTGAGGTAAAGCCGTAGTTCGAACCCATCATCAGCAAAACTTGTAATAAAATGATTTAATAATTCTTTCTGTTCTTGTAAAAGATTTCCATACTTCTCATTAAATTTCTTAATAAATGAATTATAAGTTAAATTATCAAGCGATTTTAATGTGTCAGACTCTGAGAGTGACGATTTTTCACTCATTCTATCAATTATAGACTGCTCAAATAAAACTCTTTTTTTAACAGCCGTTCTAGTATTAAAGATAGCATCAACAGAGGCTAGAGATTTAAAGTTTGGAACAAAATTACCCCAAACGTCTTTACCCAATCCTTTGTTAATGGCCGCTATAATACGAGACTGGGCATCAAAAATAGTATTTTCACTTAAAGCAGTATAGGCCGTCTTTGCTTCTTGTAATAATCTCTCAGCAACTTTCGACTGAATTTGCCTTGTCTCAAGCAAGATATTATAAAGTTCAAGTTCACGAGCAAGCGTTTCCCCCTTAGAAAAAAATTCTTTTAAGATTGTTACAGTTTTATCTTTTTTATCGGCATCCTTATCTATAATACCCTTTGTTAGCTCCTTTATAAGAGTCTCATAAATAAATGCTGTATTGCGTTTCTTATTATGTTTCATCTTTTTCAGCCTCTTTTTTCTCCATCTGTTCTACAAGTCGACGAACTCTCACGGTATTTTCAAACAATCTTGATTCGCTCTTATTATAAGTAGATTCGTTTTGTTCTTTTAGATATATCAAAGACTTGAAGTCTATTTTGCCCAGACCCAAATCTTGCACCTGGGCGCCCGGCGGTTTGCGGACACGATTAGTACTTAGAGTTGGTGCTTCTGGCTTATAAGAGTTTTTAATTGCTTTACTTGTACCAGCGCGTTTTCGGCCGTCGCCGCCTCGGCGGGCGACAGTTTGGTACGAACTCTTTTTATAATGTTTAACATCGGCGTCGATCTCACTCAAGTCCTCACGTCTTCCCGGGGCCGTAAGAAGCGCCGATTCTTCCCCTCCGAGTTCTTCACCGCCGAGCTCACCCTCCAGGCCGCCCAGCTCACCGCCAAGGTCACCCTCCAGGTCGCCAAGCTCACCGCCGAGCTCACCCCCGAGATCTTCGGCGGCGCCTTCCTCAGCAACACCCTCAAGAGCTTGCTGATACTTGCGATCATAAAAAGACTCGCGCTGGTTGCGAAGAAACTCATCATCGGAAAGACCGAGAATATTAGTGGCAACCCAATGCTTACTATATGTGCCTTCCGGGATGGCGTTTGCAGTATCAAACTTGGTACGCATATATTCTAGCTGCTGCAATTCAGCGAGACGAGATGGGTTGTTTAAAGATAATTTAAAACTAATTAAATCCTCACCACGGAAGCCTAGCGTATAAAGATGAACAATAGAAATTTTTTCTAATTCAGAAACAAGAGATCGTTGTAGTCTCTGAATTGTTCTCGAAAACCGAATGTCTTTTTGAGCAAGGGTTGTTTTGTCTTCATCGGCTCCCTCAAGATTTGTAAGATATGATTGAGGAATCTTAATTGCAGAAAACAACTTGTCTCTTAAATATTTAACATCCTCGATATCATCAAGAGATTTGGCGCCCGGGAGCGAAGTAATATCAGATCCTATTCCACCCCGCATTGGAATAAAATAATCCTCTTCCAAAGAAAGGGGATTATATCGAAGATCGACCCGTCCAGTTGCAGAATCAACCAACGAATTACGTTTCATCTCTGTTTTAACTTTTTCCATATATTGAGCAACATCTTGAGGGGGAATGTTGCCCACATCAATTTTAAAGACGCGTCGTTCCGGTGCTCGGACCACACGATAAGCAATCATCGCATCTTCTAATAATGTAAGCTGACGCCAAATTCGGCGGCAAGGATCTAGTACAGATGTTCCATACGGAGCGTGGCGATCGTTTCCAAGAATACGAAGATGAGCAACCTGCCAATTTTCAAAAGTCATACCAGCACCATTCCATTGAAATTGTACAAAATTGGGGTTGGTGGGATCTTGGCCCTCGAGCCTTTCAACCTCATTATTCGGCAGGCCCACTACTGATGTAATACCTATCCTTTCATCAATATCTAAGTATAAAAAGAAATCGCCATATTTACACATTGAGCGAGCCCACCCGAACGCATTAAATTCTATATTTAAAACATCATAAAACAAAGAATTAAGAATTGTTTTGATTTCGTGATTCATACAATCAATCTTCAGTAATTTATCATATTCATCCGATGTTGTCATTTCATCGGCATAAATATCTATAGCCGACGCAATCTCTGGCATATATTCCATCTGTTCAAAGTCAACATAACGCTCTGCACGATTTTGATTCCTAAACGCAGCTGATGTAAACAAGTTATAATTCTGCGACATGTTATTGTCGGCTCTTTTAAACTCTTGACCACTTAAAGATCTAAACCGATAACGATATTTATCTAAATCACCTCGTCGTTCCTGCCGGCCGGCCTGAGCGCGGTAGTTTATAATTGGACCAGATAAGAGTCTTGTTAACCTCTTAAACAGAGGCGCTACTGGGTTTCTTGGGTTTTTCTCGTTCTTAGCCATTATTTATCCCTTAATGAGTCCGAGATATTGTTCGTTGAACTCGGCTCCCTCCAATGTTCGTTGATTTTCTTTTGTCATCTTGTGTCCACTCATTCCTGGAATTGTTGTTGAGATACTCGTTTTTGACGTAGAAATAGAAGATATAAATTGTTTACTATATTCCACATTTTTTTGGCTCTCCACGATTACCATATCTCTCACCCAGCACCCAATAGCGAACGACATAACCAAATCATCATTATAGCTTCTCATCGCTTCCGGTCTTCCATTATGCCAAATAAACGTTTTCATTTCAGAAAGTAAGCGATTTGAGTTAATCTTAATTAGTTTGTTTCTCATAAACTCTTCCATCTTCGCAACAATCAAAGGTCGCGTTTTAGAAGAGGTTGTAAACCCCGGAAGTACATTTGATTGCCATTGTGCCGTAACCGGATCAACATAGAGATGATCTCCTTTGGTTGAGTGATACAAGTTATGATACCCCTTATCAAGTAATTTTTTAAGTACTGCATAACCTATGTTGTTGTTTTCTATGACCAACATTGGATTTCCATACTCGCCGGCAACGTTATGTAAAATATCTGCGAAATCATCGGGCGTCGGTTTTCCAACATATTCGGCAATTACTTCCATTGTCTCTAGTTCAAATATATGAAAGGCGCTATTGTCTTTACCGTCACCTCTCGCAACGTCTGCCACTATAAGATAGGGCTTTCCGGGATCATACCTTTTCCATATCCAATAGTTTCTATCAAATCCTGTTCGATATTCCGGAGCCACAGTTCGGTCTAAATACCATTGAATATCGTCGGGATGAATAACTGTCTCACCAGATACATTAAAGTTGCACTCCAACTCTTGAGCTATCTGGCGCTTAGACATATTCTTGGTTTCTTTATCAAACCATTTTTTATCTCTGTCTGGATGAACATCCCACAATAAGGTGGTCATATAAAAATCATTTGTGCCTGCTTCGGCTTCCACACAACTTTGGTGAAACCAATTTCCCACACCATTTGGGGTCGAGAGAGCAATACAACGGCCGCCAGTTGATAGTGTAGGATAAAGGGCAGTCCACAATTCGGACAGTTTCTCAACGTGTGCGGCCTCATCAACAACCAATAGCGATAGTGCTTCAGAACGGCCCGCATCAGATGAAGTTGAAGAGCCTTTTATTTGTGATCCATTTGAAAGCTCAAAAGAGGTTCTGTTATCAATGGTAATTTCTGAAATTCTCATCCAATCCGGGAGATGCTTGATAATTGCTTTTACTTTTTTTACAAGATTTGTTGCTGTTTGTAGCTTGGTGGCGACAATAAGAATGTTCTTATCGCGGTGGAAAAGCATTAGCCAACTAATGTAAGCTGCGGTGATAGTGGAGATACCGAGTTGGCGTGCTTTAAGAATTATATTGAAACGATAATCGTTAAAATCTTTAAGCAATTCTTCTTGATAATCATATGCTTTAAAGGGAATTAGTCCTCTTTGGGGATGGGAGATACGACAATAATTTGTAGTAAAATAGGCTGGATCTTTCCCGGCCTTGACGATCTCTTTTAATATCTCTTGCTTAGTGAGAGCATTGCCCATAACATTTGCTACTTACCTTTACGCGTATCGTTCTTGGGGCGCTTATTCTTGGGTCCGAGGGCGAGCCAGTCTTTGATGGCATCTTTAAGTCGGTCCTCCTCTGAGCCTTTATTCACATCGATAACGTCAGTGAGGCCGCCGATGCGGTAATCACAATGCGCCTGGCAATCGGTACGGTAATTAGAAATCCTCTGTACCAAAATGTGATGATCTCCTTCTTTGGTTAAAGTTAGGGTATTACCCGTTATATTCTTATATTCTTTCTTTAAAAATTTTACAATTTCTTTTAGCTGCCGAATGATATCGTCCTCAAAACCTTTGTCCTGGACTTCTTTAATCCGTATCTCGGCTTGATACTTTACCCTTAAAATGGGACCATGGAACGTAACACCAAAACCATCCATTACGCGACGATCATTGATCAGGTGTCCCTCTTCGCGGCGGAGGCCTACTTTGTGGGCTTTGCCGTCTGCCTGTGTGGACTCGTCATGCGCACCATCATATGCATTGGCAGCTGCCTGACTAATTCCTTGAATGATTTCATATACTGTAGCCATATTAATTTTCCTTATTCGGTCTCCAACCGGTTGTCCATCTCTCTTCTCTCCCGTCAATCCATTGTATATAGCATCCGAAGCAAGCTCCAAACTTGTTCATATACAAATCATCACGCGGATGAAAAGAATAAATAGAGCAAATAGGACACGTCCTATTATGGTCTCTAGTAAGTAGTTTTTTGTTTATTAAAAATCCGTCTTGTTCTACTTTGTCTTGAGTTTCGGTTAATTTGGCAAACTTTTGTTGCTCTTCTTGAGATTGCACAATGTATTCTTGTTCTTTACCTTCGCTCCAAAAACGTTTTGGATTGTTAATAGCCTCTTCGCCATACTTTTGTGAAATGGCTTTTTCTAATTTAGCTATATAATCCTGGTCTTCGTTTTTCATTCTTTCTCTTGAATCTGTTGTTCCATAAGCCCTTCTCTTTCGGATCGATTTTTATAATCGGATTGCGCAAAATGAGATCTAAGAATTCCATCTATGGTTGCAGGAATTGTTTCTACAGCTGGATCATCCAAAAGTCTTTGCTGTTCTTTCTTCACCACTCTTCCTATACATTTGCCCACTTTTGCCCGAACAGCGTCTTCAACCCACTGTTGTGGATCCAACACCGTATCAACAAATGCCTCCCATTCTAAATCTGTTATTTCAACTGATAATTTTTTCATACTTTTCCCCTATCCTAGCATCCACCCCATTAATGTTACATAGCCAGTATTACCGGTTTCTGTATTTGCAGTACCTGATCTAATATATACTTGAACATAGGCTGTATCACTAGCTTCCATATCGGCAATAACACTTTGGTGATATGTGAAATAAGATACTACACCATCCTCCGCAACATCTTGAAGACTCCCAAAATAAGTTCTATTAGAAGTAATTATTTTACTCCACGTATATTGGGTACCAGCCTGATCGATGCCGTCGATGCGTGCGCTAAATGTTAGCAGATATTTACCATCTATAGGTGCTGTAAAAGTTCCATTGGTCGTATTGAAATCGCCTTGAGTATCGAATACTTCAGATAAACTTCCGCTAAGGGTCACCCATATATTAGATTCAAGAGTTTGGTTTCCCCCAGAGTAAGCCGAGAAAGCCGGTTGGTCATCGAGCGCAAGCACCGAAGCACTCATCACACCATCTGATTCAATTGACATTCTTTCGATAAGTGTTGTGCCTCCATCAGCACACGTCCAGAATCGCAGTGCTCCGGGTCTCGAAGACCCATCAGTCCAAGTGCCGGTGCCCACTTCTCCGGTTATCATTGCAGCCGAATAATAAGTTCCATCATCGGTTTCGGTTGCATCGAAAATAACTTCGCCCAAGCTTTCACCAGCCTGGATAACCGCATCATCATATCTTTCAAACCTAATTTCTCCGGCGGCGTTGGCGGTGCCATTCTTGCTCTCAAGTTTTAATTGTGGAAGATTGTTGCCAGTGGGGATAAGCGTAGTAGTAGCTGCTTGGATTGTTACGGTATCGGTGTAAGCGTCCCCGAGAGTGGTATTTCCATCAACCGTCAAGGCTCCCGCTACATCCAAGGTCGAACCATCCCACGTCAGGTTGGCGTCTCCTTCGACGGAATTACTATCGGTGAAGATGGCAATCTCATTATCAGTGCCGTTTGTTCCATCCACCAACGTAGTTCCCCACACACGAGAATCAATTTCATCATGTTTAAGAACTCCTGAACCATCAATAACAATAACACTGTTATCAGTACCAGCAACAATTCCGTTAATAGTGACTGTATCGCCAGACGCATCACCAAGAGTAGTACTCCCACTTACTCCAAGAGACCCAGTAATTCCGACTGGGCCAGTTTCGAGAGAGGCATTGAGAGCTAGCTTATTAGTAGATGCATTGAAAGAAATATTTGCATTTCCGGCGAGACCCGTAGACCCATCGGTTTGAAAGCCTTCGGTAAATACTATATTGTACGCAATATTACCAGCTGAACTTGTAACATCTACGTGATCGGCGAGAATATTTGTAAGATTCTCCCCATCGCCATAAAAAGCAGACGCGGATATATTAGAAGACGCTGATAGGTCTGTAACGTTATTTTCAACAAAATTTAAAAGGGCACCGCGGTCCCTAAAAACTATATCTTCACTCACTTTTTACAATCTCCGTCGATATAGCGAATATCCCCAGAGATGCGAGTGTGCCAATAGTAAACCCTAAAGCAACCATCCACGGCTCTTTGGTTGGGCTTTGCTCCAGAATCAATTTCTCAAG